TGTGCCTTATAAAACTCTCCTTCTTTGTAATGAACTGCTTGTATATTTTCTGCCTGGCTCCAATGTATTTGTGTAAGCATACTTGCCTTTCTTAGGAACTCTCTGGCACACCAACTTTCTTTATATGGTAGAAAACAATTACTATTTGACCTTGCCTCTTTATCTATTCTACTAGCTGAGTCATCACCTGTTTCTGGATTTCTATCTACAACCTCGGCATCTTTTAATGTGCCAAATTGTTTTATGTCCTCAATCATTTGAGCACATTCTTCTGGTGTCATAAAATCATATATTTCTATTAGTGTGGGATTAAATACCCTATGAACGTGCGCTCTCATAAAAATCTCTCAATTCAGGGAAGGCTTCTAAAAAATTAGTACCTCTCCTTTTATCATGTTCTGTTACAAATTTAGCAAAGTCTTTTCTATGTAGTTTAAGTTCTTCGCCTTTAAATCTATTGTTGTAAATCCAGTTTACAGTTCGTTCAAACTTTTTATATTCTCCTATTGTAAACATATCACTACCAATAAAATTTTTCATATAGTCTAACTGTGATATCATATTATTTATTGTATAATCATCAGCAATCATCGCCGTTAGGTGTTCTGGTTGTACCATATGAGGTGTATCAATAGTCAACTGCCCAGGATATCTTCTTTTTAGATATGCTACCTTTGTTAGAAAATCCTCAAAATGAGGTATAGATAAAAGACAATATGTAACCATCAATCCTACATTCAGGCCCGCTTCTAATACTTTGTATAAGTTCTTTTCAAAGTGCTGCATTTCTAATCCAAATCTAATCCACTCAGCTCTTTTGCCCCAATTATCTATACTTACATAAGTTTTATTCTTAGGATTATCTTTGACTAAATCTATGTACCTCTGCACACGCTTTTCTGTGACCATTAAGTTTGAATTAACATGGAATCCTAACCTTTCTCTCGGGTGTTCTTTGACATACTCCAGCAGTTTATATGTGTTTTTATCTAGTAACGGCTCCCCACCTGTAACTCTTAATACGAATAAATGATTGTATGCCTGCGGAAACCATTTCCAAAACTTTGTGATATAAGGATTATCATCTACTGCTATAATATCATCTCTGCTATTGTACTGTGCTTTAGAAGGTCCATGTTCTAAATCGTATTCACCAAACTTATCTATTTCCTTTTGCCACATACTAGACTTAGCAGGAGTACAATAACTGCAGGACATTTGACATTTATTTGTAAAGGATATTTCTAAGTATCTTGGATACACATATTCTAATCCTGCTTCAACGGCAGTTTCTACCACATTGTTGGCATCTTGGAAAAATTGTACTGCTAATGTTTGCCTATCACTTACTAAACCTAAATCTTCTGCACTCCAACAATAAGAACATTCCTCTGGCCTTTCACCATTTAACATTCTCGCTCGTTGTTCTACTTTAAAAGGTGTGTTATGTAAATCAGATCCCAAAGGTATTTTATGTTGAGGACAATGATAGCATGAATGGTTCATGCCTTCTGCTAGATGCATTTCTTGATGATACCATTTGAGGACACAAAATCCAGGACCAATAGCATCCTGTTTTGTTTTAATAAGTTCTAGGTATTCTAAGTCTTTATTTTGTCTTCTTTCCAATGTTATACTTCGGAATCAAATTCCATTCACCTTTCTCTTTAAAAGATATAATTTTTATCTGACTGAGCGGAGCCTGTTCACCTAGTTCTCCTTTTACTTCAATCAGTCCCCAATCCGACAAGAGTTTAGCAACAGTATTTCTACGTTGTAAATCATTCTCTAAAAAATCTGCGTCCTTACCATCCAAAGCAAATAGTTCTTTGAAGTGTACGATAAAGTAACGTCCTTTCTTGTGTAGGATGTGGCATGATTGATAAAGAACTTTTTCTTTTTTAGACGCTACGCCGATTCGAGATAGGGTTTCCCTAACTTTTAAAAAGTCTTCGGGATCTTTTAATGAGACTTCGATGGGTGTATAACCTGGAAAGTCAATATTAAAGAAATTCTCTTGATCATTCATTTCAATATAGCCTGTTAATAATTACTGAACTATTTATACCTTCCCACCTTTTGATGTGGTTTGGTACAGCTTGATCCGATCAAGATCTGTTTCAGTTAATATAGACAACGCCTCTTTTGCCTTATTAAAAGAGTAACCAAAGAACTTTTGTACAGCTTCTATGTTCTCTTCTTCATTTTTCAGCCACTTATTATAGCGCTTAGACTTTCTCACAACCTCACGGAGAAAATCATATTGCATTTTGTTGTCTAAGTGTGGACGAGAATTCATTTCGTTACCAGCAATAACTGTATCTTTACCAAAACCCATAGCACGATTTACAATAAAAGGATTGTATTCCTTTTCTGTTCTCTCATCTACTATTAGGTTTTCTTTTGTGAAGTTTATGCTGTTAGCAAAATCAAACGGAGAGATCTTTTTCAGTTTCTGTTGAAAGTCCTCTTCATTTATCTCCTCAATAGGGTCTCCAAACCCTTCTAGTATTCCATCGCTCATGTGAACTCCACATTAGCCATAATCTCAGTTAAACAGGCAGTAAGGTTGATCTCTTGATCTGCTACGAACGCCGCTTTGTACTGATAATCTGCTATGAGCAATACCAAGTGTGGAATACCCTTAACCTCAGGCAATAATGTGTCGTATATTTGTCTAAATACACCCTGAGGATCAGTGTCTACGTTATTGGCAACCCACTGTCTCATCTTCTTCCAGTCCTTCTCTCTAAGGCTCTCTATGAGGTTCTTAGCGTTAATTTCCTGGAAGTTACTTAATATACCCTCGTCTATAGAACCTGCCACAGAGTATCTCTGGAGTTCATTGATAACCCTACGGTAGTCTGGAAAGTATTTCATCAATAGCTCTGCTAGGACCTTCTCATTGTACGTCACACCTTCAGTATTTAAGATGTATGCCATACGTTCCATAAACAATTTAGCCATCTTAGGACGGTCCTTAGGCGCTATCTTAAAGTCTATGACAGTAGTTCTACTATGTAAGGGCTCTATAAGCCTATTAGCATAGTTACAAGTAAAGATGAATCTACAGTTCTCTGAGAACGTCTCTATGAACGCTCTAAGTGCTGGTTGTACACTATCACGATTCATATAGTCCGCCTCGTCTAGTATAACTACCTTTGTAGCACCCTCAAAGGAAACTGCTGATGCAAACTGCTTGATCTTGGTCCTGAGAGTGTCGATCTGACGACCCTCATCACTACCATTGATTACTATATAGTCACATCCTAACTCCTCACAGAGAGCACGCGCGAGCGTTGTCTTACCTGTCCCAGCAGTACCTGCTAGTAATAAGTTAGGGGCTTCCTTTTTAGATATAAACTGTTTGAATTGTTTCTTAACATCCTCAGGAAGGATGCAATCATCTATACGCTTGGGTCTATATTTTTCAACCCATAAGAATTGTGCTGGTTCCATACTCACTCCTAATCATAATATAATTTAACCAACTTTTTTTGCACCAAAATATCGTAAAAAATTTTGGCACAGAAAAAGGTTTTAGGAAATATCTTCCTTAATATCTGTCGAATCTGAGATATCAAGTTTAATATCTTTCCCTTCAAAAGGATTTTCTCTAATCCATTTCATCACATTTTCGGGTGTGCTAACAACATAAGGATCTTCCTCAAAGTTATCACCAAACCCTTCTTCAATAAAACTCTGTACGAGTTTGCCATCATCATAGATTGCAGCATATCTCCAACTCCTAACACCAAACTGTAGGTTGTCCTTACGAACATCCATACCAAGTTTAATTGTAAGTTGGGCGCTACCATCTGGAATAAGTTTTACATTTACCAATCCTTGATCCTTTGCCCACTCGTTCATAACAAAAGTATCGTTGACACTAATACAATAGATGTCATCAATACCCAAGTTTCTAAACAAATGATATTGAGTTTCAAACCCTGGTAGTTGTTTACTAGAACAAGTAGGTGTAAACGCACCAGGCAATCCAAATATAATTACTCTTTTACCTGTAAATAGGACATCGTTATCCATGTCCACAAATTTAGATACGCCTGAGGTTGTTTTAACCTGCTTGATTAGTTTAAAGGGTGGGATAGTATCTGCGATTTGCGCTGTTTCTGTAAAGACATGCTCTCCCATTATTCATCCTCCCCTGAATTGAAAGGATCTAATTCTCCCTTCATTACTTTTCTAACTAAATTAATTGCTGGGTTGGGTCTAGTAAAAATGTATTCTACTGTTTCACCATCCAGATTAATTTCAACAATCCAGCCGTTAGTCGCTTCTCGGATTGTTACTTCTAATTTACTCTCGTCCATAGTTACTCCTATATATCTGAGGATCTTTCAAGTGCTAACCAATACTTACGGCCAGTCTTACTTTCAAGATACATAAATTTCTTCTTAGAGATAATAACTTTGTAAGTGTCAGGAATAACCTTGAAGTTTTCAATAGCAAGTCTCGCATCAAATGTAACGTCTGATGTTACAACATCTGTTCTGTATGCGTTAGACTTAGGTGTATTCGGATCGCCTACTTCTACTCTAATATTTTCACCATCACCTTTAATAGATAACATAGGTGCGCCTGTAATACCTGCAGCCTTAAGAATCATTTCAACGTTATCCTTGTTAAGTTCAAACTCAAAGAAGTTGTCTACTTCAATTGTTTTATCAGGAGCGCTAACAATGATGTTAGGATCTGCAAAGTAATATTCGAATCTAGAAGCGCCTTTAGATACGAGGAGTCTTTCTTCCTCAAATACTACATCAGGATCTTCTATTACGGTTAATAAAGATAGCAGGCTATTCAAATCATAGACTGCAAATTCTTGTGGAAAACTTTCCTCAATATCTGCACGTGCAAATATATTTTTACCTGTGCTAATTGTAGAAAGTGTACTACCTTCACGAACTAGAATGTTGGTGTTGATAGTAGCGAAGTTCTTGAGAACTTCAATTGTGTTTTTAGATAGTTTCATAATATAATTTTCTCCAAATATTATCCTACTATTATAGGATCTTTCATACTAAAAATCAAGTGGTAAGAGTACCGTTTTATGTAAGTTCAGGTGATACTGAAGCAGCTTCCATTAAAGTTTGTACCGAACCGTCGTTGTTTTCTGTTATCGACAATGTAATACCTGCCGATGCCATTGCTGCTGATAAGTCAGCTCTTAATGCGTTGTATCTACCATCTGCTACATCTGCTGCTTTGAACGCATCATAAGTTGCCTCATCTGCGCAAGTTTCTGTGACAGTTAATGTTAGTTCGTCCGATGATAAATCAAAAGAAACACTTATACCATTATCTGCTTGGTATTGTCTTCTCCATTCCCAATAGTCACTACCTTCGCCATGGTCTTTAACTGATGTCCAAGCGGTGCCTGTATTAGGTCTGACGAATGTGCTAGTTTTAGAATATGCCATTAAATTCTCCTAAATTAACTTTTCTATACTCTTATTTATAATAATTTTGTCTTTTAATTTCTAAATACGGTGTTAATAAACCTGTCGTTATTTGCTCCTATCTCAGGATCAATAACAGGATAATTATAGGGACCATAGTTTTCATAAGTTAATGATATCGAAGGAGCAGATGCGTTGATTGCCATGTCTGCTCTATGTTCTGAATTACCATATTTAATACCATTGATCTCTGTCCAGCAATTAGAGTAATAAGGCACTCTATTTTTAGCATAAGACATAATTGTTCCTGTACCATCAGATGCCATGAAGCCATGTCCTACACTAAAGGTTGGTTTCTCGCCTGCGTCATCTTTAGAATGTGCTAACCCTAGTTGGTGTCCTATTTCATGTGCAAAAATATATTCAGTAGATGTATCTTGTTCAGGATCTACTGTGGCAATATCATTCTTAGTATAACAGGCAGTCAATCCTGCTGTCATACCTTCACCTTTCCATACCCAACCGGCACCACATACTTCCCAATCTTGTTCACTGTCTAACATGACGTGAATCATATCTACTTCATACTTGTCTACTAACCAAGCTTTCTCATAGAAGGGAGAATACTGATCCCAATCTTTTAAATCATATGCTAGTTCAATATTTCCTAAACTATCATAGGTGTTTTCAATATCAACAGGCTCTACAAAAGCAGTCTCAATATGAATATCAATACCGTTGATTTTAAATATTTCGTTCAGTTGTTTTACATAACCAAACACTCTACGCCTTTCCATTCTATCATCCATGTAGATGCCCAGACGTATTGTATTAATACCTGGGCGATATACTAGATTAAAATTGCGATAGTTGGAGTCCATACCATGGCATGATTTGTAGTCAACTACATTACATTCAACATAATCGGCTTCTACAAAGTCCATTAGTCTTCATCCAAATAGTGTTTCACGGTACTTTTATCATGCTCATTTAGTGCAATAATTGCATAGTGTAGAACCTTTTGTAGATCCTTTCTATGGTCCTCGGCAACACCTTTTTTGCCATACCTTTGTGCATATTTTAAAATGTTTCCTATTGCGAAACCAATACCGTGTCCACAATCACTGATAAATTCCGTTGATTGGAATTTATTTCTACTGTAATGACCACCATATGTTTCGTCGATATACGCCTGGAGCTCTTGAATAAGAGCTCCTTCGTTAAACTTGTAGTCTATTTTATTCTTCGCCAAGTTCTTCCTCCGCTTTTTCGTTATCAAGGATCTCATCGTCACCTTCATTAATTTGTACACTAGGATCAACTTTGGCATACAAGTCTATAAATGCTGCCTTAGTATCTTCATCGAACCTGTTGACACATAGTTCAATTGCCTTAGTTTTATCTGTAAACATTGCGTATGCGTTTACAATGTGCTCTAACCTACGAGTTGAGATCAGTTCATCAATTGCACCTTCGTAATATGTTTTACGAATTACATCTGACCAAGTAACCAAGTGCAGTGCGAAATCTTCGTCTACACAATTTGCCTTGTTCATTTTGTTTAGAACAATCTTCTTCTCGGTTGCTAAAGTAGGGTACTCCTGCTCCACGGTGATTGCAAACCTTTCTAGGAATGCCTCGTCGAGTATGTTGGCGCTAATAAATTTGCCATCATCAGAACCTCGACCTTTTGTGTTGGCTGTTGCAACAATGTTAAAGCCGGGAGCAGGAGTTACGGTTTCGCCAGTCTTCTTGTTGAAGTAGGGCTTACCTTCTAGAATAGCTTGTAAGCACATCAGCTTGTTGGAACCTCTGTCCACTTCATCAAGGATAAGAACAGCCCCGCGTTTCATCGCTGTGAGGACGGGCCCTTCTCTATACACGACGTTACCGTCAACTAGAGTATTGCCACCGATCAAATCATCTTCATCAGTTTCAATACTAATATTTACACGAACCGCCTCACGTTTCAGGTTCGCACATACTTGTTCTACCATTGTAGTTTTACCATTACCAGATAAACCGCTAATGAATATTGGGTAAAACATAGAACTTGTTAGAACTTTTTTCAAGTCCTTGAAGAAACCATATGGAACATAAGTCTCATCTTTGAATGGGACTAAGTTATCAACGGTTACATTCAGGATAGCCTGAGTCAATACCTCGGGGGCTGGAGCCTGGGATTGTACCTCCATAATTGGAGCCTTAGGGGCTGCCTTTGGAAGTTCAATTGCCTGTGCTGTTCCTCCGAACATTGCAGTCAAGTTATAGACACCTCTGTCTACTTTATAGTCTGGCTTGTTTACTAACCAGGCTGGGAAACCAACACCAATAGATTGGGCAGTTTCAATTATTTGTTTCCTAGTAAAAACACCTGTACCGTTATCACAGTCTTTAAGTGCTGCTACTAAGTTTTCTCTATCAATTGCTTTCATAATATTTCCTCACAAAATATAGTTAATTTTTTAGTTTATGTGTATATGATAGCACCTTTGGAACCTAAAGTCAACCTTTTTTTTGCATTCTTTTGCAATCATTTACGCTACTAACTCTATGATTTGGTTAACAAAAGTCCTAGATGTTTTCTTATCACCATTAAACTTCTTAAATCCTCGAAGTAAATCACCTCTTTTATTGGATTTAACTTCTAATTCTTTGTCCTCAATCTGTAGATCTCTTTGTCCTTTGATGAGCATAGTTGCATCCCATCCTGCGTCCTCTGTCAATAGACCGAACTTGTTTTTAAGTACATTTTTGTACCAGTTATCAAAGTGGGTGTAAGAATAGTTATCTGAACGTCTGTGATACTCATTCTCGAAGTCTCTACGCTTAACTCCTACAATATGGAAGTTAAATGTTCTGGAACCTGTTACCTTTTTGTAGTAATCTACAAGGAATCTAGTTTCTGCTTCGTTACTGTAATAACTACCGTTTAACCTAGGACCTTCTACTGTGCTAGCACCTATACGTGCAACCAATTGCTTACCGCGTGTACGCTCGCCGTAGTTATGATCTTCTTTTCTTTCTTTAAAGAAAGCTAGTTGGTCAGTTGCACCACCATCTGTTAAGAATATTGTTGAAAGTATCTCAACATTGTATTGCTTTTTAAATTGCGCTGCTATTTTAGGAGCGTATGCTAAACAATGGTTAAGTGGTGTACCTGAAAGTCTAAAGTATTCGTTCATAATGTAGATGTATTCATCATATGAACTACGCTCGTAACCTTTGATCATGCACATTAAGTATGCAAGTGCGTTATCCCATTGTGATTTCTTAGACTTAGAACTTAGCATATGGACAAGTTTGACATTACCATAGTCCATAAACTGTCCTACTTTAAAATTATGAGTATTATATTTAGTTTTAAGAGATTGTTCTCTTTTACCGTTGTCGCTAAAACCATACACATCAAAAGGGATACCAACTTTTCTACAGAACATACCAACATTGATTGCTTGTTCTAATGTACCTTTCATATGATAGTGCATGCTACCTGATAAATCAACGTACATAATTATACCGTGATTCTTACCGTTAGGAACAACCTGTGTCTGTTGGAACAAGTCCTCAGTCAGTTTGTATGCCCACAATTTGTCCTCATTCAACTTACCTGTTTTAGAAATACGTGCTTTCTTGAAACCTGTTGCTGCTTTTCTAAGTTCAAACTGTTGAGCCATTTGATTAATGATTGGCCTGTTCATTGCCTCATACTTACGACCCATTTCTAAGCCCCATTTTTTAAGTTCTTCAGGGCTAGTTTTGTATGGTTCGTAATATTGTTCACGAGTTACGCAGTTTTCCCAATTATATAGATCGTCCATTTGGACAATAACATCTTCTGGACCACTAGGACCGTCTAAGTCTACATATACTCTTTCTGCTGCATCCATATCAACAAGTTGAGTTTCGTTTTTTCTAAACGCTGCGTCTGTTTGAGAATGTTGACCGTCTTGATTGTGAAATTCTAAATCTTGTTTGACTTTCTCAATCTGTTCTTCTAAGTCCTCGATTTCTTTTTGTTCTTCTTCGTGTTGCTGACGCTGTGCCTTTGCTTTTTCAACACGCTTGTCAACTTCTTCAGTAACTTCATCGCTGTAACGATCAAATTCGTAATCTTCTGGGACGTTACCATCTTCGTCTTCGTGTTCTTCACGATCTTCTTTTTCCATTTGGTAACGTTGCTCCCAAGAATCCAACTCATTGTCCTCAGGATTTTCTGTTTGTGATTCTTGAGATTGTGCTAGTTGTTTCTGAAGATCATCTAGCATTTCTTGTAAATCGTTGCCTTCGTCAGCACGTTCCTCAGCTTCTTTCTTGGAAGTAACTGCTAGTTCTTGTGAAAGTTGTTTAACATCGTCCCAAGTTTCTGCTTTTGCAATACGATCTATGAAAACTTGTTCTGTTTCTGAGAACTCTACACCTGCCATGTGGCCTAATTTGAAGTGTAAGTTAATTCTGTCTGCGAATGGGAAACTATTTACGTCACGACCTCTAATACCAAAAAAGTCTTTGTCGAATAATTCTTTGTAACCTTTGTAAAATGAGGAAGCTAAACCAGGATACTTTGCCTTAACCTTACGTTCAATACGTGCGTCTTCTATAATGTTGTAGAAGTGCTTAAGTTCAGGTGTATCACATACTGCGTCATGCCATCCTTCTTCAGGAGTAAAATGTGCATGTCCTACTTCGTGTCCAATAAACAAATCATATAGTTCATTAGACATTTTCTTAAATACTGGCAAATATAATGTACGTTCTTTTACATCAAATGCTGCAGTTGGCATTTTAGCATCGTGTACAACAGAAATATCTTCTGTTGCCAGTAACTTTGCTAATGTTGATTTTTGTTGTATCTCATTCACTACTAAAATTCCTCACTTTTTTAGTTTATGTGTATATGATAGCACCTATAGAAGCTAAAGTCAAGCACTTTATGCTAATCTTTTGAAATCTTTTCTTTATTTATTTCAATAACTTACGCGGTAGCTAAGAGAAAATTCACGTCCTCCTGCTGGATAATCGGGTAAAACCTCAAAATTATTGTCGAAAACATCGTTTATCGCGAACATTAATGTATGTCTAGGGGCAGGTTCTATACTCCAACGGATATCAAAGTTGTCTACATCGTCGATTTCTCTACCATCAAAGTCCTTTCCTTTATTAAGTTCTGAGATGTATGCAATCTCTCCTGTCCAAGTCATGCCACCTATATTTCCTGCTGTCCAATATGAGATTTTAGTCATCCAATCAGGCACTCTAATTTTATCTGTTTGCGTATATGTAGTAGAGAAAAAGATAGATCCTGTATCCATTAGCCATTGGTTCATATATTTAACACCATGAGCATCATAAGATCCTGTGTTCACATATTGATATGCTGACATATCAAATTCAATACCTTCGCTAAATTCATTATAAAATACTGAAAATTTATTCCAAGTTACCTCAGCACCTATGCCTTCTTCAGGTAATAAATTAGGATTAGCTGCTACCCAATCGTCACCATTTTCCTCATATAGATTAGGACGTCTGTAACTATTACCTACAGAAACTTTCACATCATCATTTTCGTATCCTACTCTAATAATCTCTGCGTCATCTTCGTATCTCAAACCTACTGAAACTCCTCTGTCGTCTGTCCAAGTAAACCATACAGCACCAATATCTCTATCTAGTTCGTTGTATGTTTCTTTCTGTCCTGTGATTCCTACTTTCATACCATAGGCTTCGTAAACTGTTGCATCAAGATAAAATCTCTCTGTGTCTAATTCAAAACCTGTGTTATGTGTTGCTTCATTACCCATATAACCTAGAGTAATTTTATCATTTCTTGCTGAGAAGAAAGTTTTCTCTCCGTCTTGTACACAATTATTAGGTGTTTCAGTCCAACAATTATCATAATCATAAGTGTAATCTGTAAATTCACCTCTAATAATCCAATCATTTACATCACCACCAAATTTTAAAGTTGTATTTTCATACCAATCTTCTTCTGTGTTATCACTCCTAGCAGAACCGTTTGTTCCTTTATAATGTATCAGTTGAAGTCCTTCAAGAGATGTAAAGACGTATGCTTTATCATTAGCTCCTTTAATAATAGTTTCTCTTATTGATAAATCGTCATCAATAAGTACGACTCCTGCCATAGAACCACTACCAAATTGGACACTATTAGGTCCTGATATAAGTTTTGTATTTTGCCCTGAAATTAATTCTGTTCCAAAATCAAACCATCCAGAACTAGGATCATTTACAGGGACTCCGTTTTTGTAAACGGCTGTATGTTTCGTGTCTGTACCATTTAACATGATACCTTGAAATGCTCCAGGGCCTCCTGCAACATAACTCTTAGTAGGCATAATAGATTCCAATAAATTATCATCATATTCTGCATCTGATCGTCCTTCAACGATGTATGCTCCTACTACAATTATTTCTTCTACATCATAATCTGAATTAGAAGCTGCTACCGTGGTAGATAGTGTGGTGAATAAAAGCACCCATAATATATTTCTCATTACTTTCCTTGTTTTTGCAAAAGTCTTTTACGAGGTTTAGCTTTTGCGTTTTTCTTATTCCTTGCCTCGAGACGCTTTGTAACATCATCTGCTGATAACCAAAAGTCTCTGCCTTGCATCATTTCTTTTAGTTCTTCTGCTGATAAAAAGTCCTTATATACGTCTTTAAAAAGAGCCCGTGCCCATTTATCATCAGCCATAACTGATTCTAATTGTTCGTTCCCTTTTCCCCATGCTCCCGAACTGTATGTATGAAACATAAAATGCGAATGATCGCTTACTTCACATACATCGGAAACTAAAAATAAGAGAGTTGCTGCTGAGAAACACATACCTTCTACTGAAGCTACGACTGTTCCTTGAGACTCTCTTATACTACGCATCAATTGAATACATGAAAATATATTGCCACCATTACTATTGATGTGCAATATTATTACATCATTTTCACTTGATGACCTTAGTATTTGGTTCCAGTCTTGGTATTTTTCTGCTGATTCTATCGGTCCTGATAGATACAGATCAAATATTCTAGCAACAGGACGTTCAAAAGCGTTGCCCTGTTGCTGTGGATTGTTTATTGGTTTAGTTGACTCGCTCATAAAATCTTGTTACCGCCTTAATTTTTTCAATTTGTTTATCAATAATAGCCGTTCTATTTGGCCAATGGATATATTCCTTTTCAGGATTCTTTTGTAAATTATATAGTAAAGGTAGTACAAGATCTTCTACATCGCGAAGTTTGCCTGCAACATCTGACTCAATAAGAGCCCTATGTTCATTCACCATATTTGAATTGTCCGCTTGGATAATCTTTGCTTCTAGTTGTGCAAGTTTATCTAGGACTTCGTCATTATTTAGAGCAGGTTGAGGCTGCTGTACATTATCACTTGGTTCATCTACAGCCGTGAAACCGAAATCAAAAGTATCGTCTGCCATGTTGTTCTCCTGTTCTTTTACTTATTTATGTTAGCTGCTTGTAGAGCTAAGTGTCTTTGGTGTTTTTTAAGTTTCTTGTTGAATGCTTTGATAGCACGTTCTAATTTGATCCGAGAAACTCTTTGTGTAAAATTAAAACCTAGCATGTGGTCGTATTCGTGTAATATAACTCTCGCTGTTACGTCCTCATAAGTTTCAATAATTTCTTCACCTTTGATGTCTGTATATTTAATGGAAACTTGTTTAGGGCGAGACACCATTAACCATAGTCCAGGGAAAGATAAACAACCTTCTTTCATTACTTCTGTTTCTTCACTAACACCTACAACCAATGGATTGAAAAATGTTTTAGTAAAGTCTGCGCCATCACCTATAACGAAAACTGATTTATCAATTCCTACTTGATTAGCAGAAAGTCCAACGCCTCCTAGTTTTTTCATAGCGTCTATAAGTTGTTCACTCAACTCTTCAGCATTGTCCAATTCAAAATCAAACGCACCAGGTGCACGTTTCAACATTTCTGAGTCTGGATCAATTAATTTTAATTCATCTAACTCTGTTGCTTCTGTTTCTGTTATTACTGCTTCTTCCATATTAACATCCTACGTCTGGAGTACCTGTATCACCAATGATTCCATCGTACCCTTTAAATCTATAAAATACTGTTATCTCTTCGCCTTTTTTAATGGGCTTTATTGCGTATAAAGTTCTGTCTCCCGCATCCGTTGTAATAAAACAATTAGGATTATCACTATGATTTATAAAACCTCCTAGAGGTGTTCTAATCCATTCGTGTCTATCTCTGCTGTGTACTAAAACGTGCGTCTCACCAAATACTGTACCCGCATCGAAGGACTTTTCTGTATGTAGTCCTAGTCCATCTATTCTAGATGGTTTAATAGTCAAACCCTGTGGTAAGGGCCTATATGTTTCCATATCGAATTCCAATTAACCGCCACCAAGTACCTGTTGTAGTTCATTAAAGCCGCCAATTGCTTTTCCTTCTACAACAATCTGTGGGAACGTTCTCGCTCCAGGGAATTTTTCAAAAAACTCCTCTTCTGTATAATCCGCGTCTAAAAGATAATACTTGTAGTCACGTCCTTTTGATTCTGCTAATGCTTTTGCTGAATTGCAAAATGTACATCTAGTCTTTCCATAAATTTCTATCATTGTGTTTCCATTTCATTTTCTCTTTTCCTATTCTCAAGGACAGAGTAGTTTTGTCGTTTCTCAAATCTAATTACACTTCTAAATTTGTCAAACAGTTGGTCTCCTTTATGAGATATAACAAATACATTCGTATCTTCGCCTATTGTATTCAATAAGGACATAACATAGTCAGTACCGTTTACATCTAAAGAGCTATCAAACACCTCATCTAATAATAAAATGTTTGTGCTAGCGCTATTTTTCATTTTAGCAATTGTTCGCCATGTAAAAACTAGCGCGAGATCTATTCTTTGTTTTTCACCTTCAGAGAATGAAGAATAACTAAATTTATCTCTGTGTCTAGACTTAATTGTTTCTTTAAATGTTTCATCTAAATCAAATTGAACAAAAAAGTCCATAGCCTGTAGATATTTATTAACTAATTTATTAATGATAGGTAAATATTCCTTAATAATCTTAGTTTTTATACCAGAATCTTTTAACATAGCTCTGGCAACATTGTAATAATGTTCTTCTTGTGTAAGTTCTGTCTTTTGTTCTACTTTAGACAAAGTTGTTTTTGCTAGTTTCTTTAACTTTGCCTTTTCTTCTGTAATATTACCTACTTTTGTTTCAGTATCATTAAGCTCTAACTGTAGACGTTGGACAATTCTTTGATGAGTAATAATTTCATTGTTGGCATCCATTATCTTTTCATCAATGTCAATTACTTTATCACATAAAATAGAAACTTCCTCATATTTTGTTTCTAAATCTTCTAGTGCTGATTTTATTTCTGTAAGTTTTTCTTTATCCTTTGAGGATAATTCGTTCTTGTGTTCGTGTGGTATGCCTTGCTGACAAGTAGGACATTCATCATTATGCTCAAAGAATGCTAGTTGTTTTTCGTGTTGTTCAATTTGTCTGAGGAATCTGTCTCTGTACTTGTCGAGTTGGCTTTTTGTTTTTGAAACATCACCAAGCGCCGCCTTCTCCTCATGAAGGTCATTTGCCGTTTCCTGGTTTGTCTGGACCGCATCTTTTTCCTCCGTTAGTTGTTTAAGAATGTCATCGACTTTCGCTTGTTTATCAGTCTCTAATGTTTGTATATATTCCTCTTGAACTTTTGCTTTCTGCTTAGCTACTTCTATTTCACCTTCAATAACTCTTTGTTGGTTTTCAAGTTGTACATACTTAGTCTTTAGGACCTGATTCATAGATGAAAATATGCTAATGTCTAGTAAGTCCTCAATAATTTCACGTCGAGCACCTAAATGTAACTGCATAAACGGAGTAAATGATGTACTTCCTAGCATAACAATTTGTGTGAATGATTTGTAATTTAGTTTAAGAATATTTTCCTCAAGATACTTTTGCATATCTCTAATATTAGCATCACTATCTAACTTCTCTCCATCTATTTCAATTTCAAATACTCTCGGTCCAAACCCTCGTCTAATCAAATAATTTTTACTTCCTATTTGAAAGTTAATCTCTGCCATCATGTTCTTGCCATTAATAGAATTGACAAGTTGAGGTATAGTTACACTTCTAAAGGGTTTGTTAAACAATGTATAAGTCAAAGCATCTAACAAAGTGGATTTTCCACTACCATTCTCACCTATAATAAGTGTACTAGGAGATCTTCCGAAGTCTATTTCTGTCCAAGCATTTCCTGTAGACAGAAAGTTTTTCCATCTGATATTTTTAAAATGTATCATACTGTGTCTTGTGCTTCTAAATAAAGCGTCTGCAATAAATTTTTAATTTTTTGTTTATCCAAGTCTGTTTCAACTACATCAACATATTCTTTTAGAAGTGTCATTGTATCTTCTAAGTTAATATCATCTCCTAATGCCTCATCTTCAAATTCTGAGAAGTCCTCAATAATTTTTAAATCTAATAAGTTATTAAGATATAATCTATCTACAAAGTTGTCGAATAGTTTGTAATCAGATTTCTTATTTACTATAAGCTTAACCACACCACCAATAATAGTAGTAAAATCGAAGTTCCTAATATCATTGACGCCCTCGAAAGTTGAATCGTCGTAATAAATTTTATGGAAGATTCTAAACGGGTTGTCATGATATTCCAAATCTCCTTTAACCGTGTCGAATACGGCGAATCCACGAGGGTCTCCATAGTCAGACCAAGTGATTTCGTAAGGGTTGCCCATGTATGTAATATTGCCTCTGCTATGACGATGGTGAAAGTGGCCAGAGACCACAAGATCATAACCAGTAAAAGTGTTAGGATCCATGCCATGAAGATTAGGCATTCCAGGAAGCATGTCATAACCGGCGAATTCGAAATGTCCGAATACAGTTCTTGCATCTGACTCTTCAATTTTGGCCATAGTCCTGTCATAATTTTCTCCACAAATCCAAGGTAAATATAATACCTTGTGTCTGTCCAACATTATTTCAGTTGGTTCTTCGTATAATGTTATATTATCATATTCTCCTAATAATAGATTAGGCGAATTAACATCATTTGTATTTTTAAAGTAAGTATCATGATTACCAGGTATCATATGTATTTCAATACCTAACTCTGCTGCCTTGGCAAAGAAATATCTTTTACAGGATTTTAGAGTGTTGAAGTTTATGTACTTACGCCTGTCAAATATATCACCTAAATGACATATTGTTTTTATTCCGTGTTCTTGTAAATACGGAAAGAAAAAATCTGTGTAAAACTGCTCGAAGTAAGCGTCGAATTGTAAATTATCTTGTCTCGCACCGAAGTGCGTATCAGTTACTAGGGCGACTTTCATTTAGACTGCCCTATATATCGCTGAATTAGCCCCGTGTTCTCTTACTTCACATTGTGTTGCGTAACATCTGCCATTAGTTTTTTTACTTACTAAGTCACTGGCAAAGTGAAATGCTTGTTCTGCAAACTTTTCACAACCTACACCATTCATTACAACAACATCTGCTAGTCCTTTTTGTTCTAGTTCTAGAAAATCTTGTAGTGCAGGATCATCCTTTGCAACTGCAAATTTGTGGTCGAAATTGTCCTTCAACCATTGTTTTAGTTCTTTTAATCCACCAAAGTCTACAACCCAATTTTTGTCGTCTAAACTTTGACATGCAAATTCAAAACTAAAGGACAAAGAATAACCATGTAGTAAACTGCAATGGCTATGTGTAGCATTAGGTTGTCTAAATACACAAGACAAACCTTCTTCGTGTCCATAAGTTTTTGTAGAATAATATTTAAATGTTTTCATATTCATTTTAACTCCTGATATAAGTTATTAGCAGAGAAATACTGCTGCGTTAATGATGCAGTGTTCTCTTCTGCTGCATTTCTCAATTCATTTGAATTAAAGTTTTCCATAATATATCGTATCCTATCTATTAGATATTGTTTGTTACTCTGATAATCTTCATAACTCAATGTCCATTCACTAGGATACAAAAACTCCGATTGATACATCTCACTATAAGACAATCTATTAGGAACAAGTGGATAGCCACCCGCTAATAGTATTTCATAACATGATATACCTAATGTTTCTTGTAGATTAGCACTAAACACAATCTTTGCCTGTCCTAATAGTTTGTGATAGTCCTGTTTCTTCAAGTCATAATCTGCACAGTTAATAAATTCATATTCTGGGAGTTGTAAAGCTAAGTCCTCAAATATTTTTAACTGTTTTTCTGGTGCGTTTCTGTGAGGAAACAATATTAAGTTATCCTTTTCAACACCTATTGTATCATTTCTAATAACATTTTGTAGATATTCAAAAGGCCAACCTGTTCTTACAATTTTCTTTTGTAAATACTCCTGGCTATCAGGATCATTAAACATTTCCTGTGCAAATAAACTTATATGAAATTGACTAGCAAAATAGTTTTTATCATACCCATCAAACATTGCATACTCTGAATGTCTAACCCAGGGCTTATCACCTATTTGCCTACCTAAAAAGTCCTGTGGATCATAACTACCTGCGTGCCACAGACCATGTGTAATAATTTTAATATTCTGCAAGTCTGCCATGTATTTTAAATTAATAATACCAGGGTGCCAGGCATCTGCAAATACAAAGTGGTCTCCATCTTTTACATCACCGTTCTTAAACAGTTGTGCAATCTTTTGGACTTGTTCTGCTTTGTATATGTTAGTCGCTGAGAAATCTAAGAATGTTCCTGACGAAACATCTTGTTCCTGATGTGTACCTTCAATAATTGTAACTGAAGTGTCGTTAGCGTCTGCAATTGCCTGGGGTAATTCTGTTTTCCATTGTGCAGTGTAACGAGTTTCTACATATTCTAAATCAATTAAATAAATCATTATCTAGTATAGCCCCGTTTTCATCATCTTCATACACTTCTACACGAACTGCACGATTAGGATATTTGTTTTCAATATAATTTATAAGATTCTCTGCTATCATTTCACAGGACTGGTAGTCTAAATGTAAAACGTTCTTAGTAAAGAGTCTTTCTAGTTCACGCTTAAATTGTATGAACTCCACGTCTCTATCATTATGCGTAACACCGAGAGTTACATAAAAGTAAAACATATGACGGTGAGGGTATCCTAAAAATGAGACGTCGTCCCAGTTACCTGTTGCGTATTTAGGATCTTTATCTGCTCCTGGGAATTTGTGAATACCCTCTTTAGTAAATTTTACTTTTATGTACCTGTTCTTAACCATTGTGGTTCCTCTCTGTTTGTATATTTAGCAAAGTCCAATTTGTACATATTATAATACCTTCGATATGCAGATACAACATCATTTGGTATTTTTGCATCATCGGGCATTGCTTGTGGCATATTATGTACGTCTGCCATTGGCGCATAAGGAATATTTTTTGGTGGGTTACAAAGAATGCTTCTAAGTTTTGCCTCAGTCAAATGTAATTTGCCATACCTATGAGTATATTCTTTACAAAGTTTATACCACAAGTTATGCAAGTACATATAATTAGCATTACTTTCCCTTACCCATATACCACATGGATGATTGATGTGAGATGCTTTGTATAAGCCCCACTCTTTAACTTCATCGCCTTCAATACGCCAGCGTTTAATGTTTCTACCGTTAGCAGTTTTGTCCATGTACATTACACCGTCTAGTACACGATGTGCTGTGGACAATAATTGCGCGTATTCAATAACCATCTTAACAACGTGCTTATCACAATGTGATTCTACACATTTCTGTTGGTTCTCATGTAACATAAAGATATTCAAAATAGTTCCTCCAAATTAATTGGCGCTTCCTTCGCCACGGACATTGACTTCATCATACCTCCTAAGTATTGATTGTTCTCCCAATAGTCAAAGTCCTGTCTATTGTTTACATTATAGAGATTACGGAACTGTCCGTCAAGTTTCATTTTACCCGTAAACTTAATTAGGGTATCTTTATCCAATAACATTGTTTCTAAATGTGACATAAAGTTTTTGATAGACATAAGTGTAAATGCTGTTCTTACATATATCCATTGATGTAAGTCGCCCCATTCTTCTTTTGCCTTTGTGCTTGGTGTGTTCAACATCTTGTAAAATGTGTCAAGATCTACACCTAAATTGACTTCCTGTGTGCAATTATCGTACATTTCTCTATACAAATTACTCATTTGTCTGGAAAACTTAGTTGTACCTGTACCCATATAAAATAAACCTGTTTCTACAGCTCTACTATGTGTTGTAGAGTCATATGATATATCTACATCTTTGTATAAACCATTCTGTGTGAACACCAAATAAGGCAACATACGTCTAATACTTCCTACTCCTAAGACGTGTAAGTGCATTTTATCTTGTGTCCAAACTTTTTCTATTTCACTAGCAATAAAAGCTCTTTTTACATCTTCTAATGGACCTGTTCCTAGTCCTGCTGCTCCCATTGCAATACCGCCTAATCTATCATGCCATTGTTCAGGTATTTCTGATAGCAAACATTCATACCAACGAAGATATGTATCAACACAATTACCTTGTAGAATAATAAAGGGCTTACAATTACTTTCTTCTTCATCAAATATTTCTAATTGCCTTTTAATGTTTCTACCTGTAGCTCTTGCCATCTCCTCATAGTTTTCAAAGTCAAAGAACCTTTGTTTTACATCATTACGTTCTGACCTTTCGCCTGTAAGTATTACAGGAATCTCATCAAAGCACATACCGATATCTCCAAACTGTGCTTGGTTTCGATATACCTTTTCTTTTAGTTCATCAGTTAAATCTAGTCCTTGTGTAACAACCTGAAGACCACCTGAGTCAACATGAACTTGGTGTATAGATTCTCTGTAAGATTTAAATCGTTCACCAAAGCCTGACTCTGTATGTCCGTTGTATAGCATGCTAAATTTGTGATGATGTTTGTCCTGTACTAATTTTTCTATCAGTGTTCTAACAATACCTGAATTGGTTTCATCATTAGCAATTTGTGGATTACTTAGGCGCATATAACTTGTGCCTGATACTACATATTCTAATTTTTTATTCATGATTTTAATATCTCTATAAGCATATTAGCTTCTGCTACTGCATCATCTAAAGCATTATGATTGTTTGCCTTAGGTAACTTTTTATTCAACACGTTCATTAATGTTCTTAAACAATAAATGTCCCAAAATTTCCAGGGGTAACGTTCCATTTCACTTTTGTTTTCATTCCAACCTGATAGTGTCATAGCATTTTCTAATATTACAACATCAAAGTTGGCACCATATCCCCAAATAGGAATACTATCCCAACCATAAAACTTTTGAAACTTATCTAATGCCTCATCTAATGGAACAGGATCTTTTTGCCACGCCTGTCTAATATCTTTTGGTTGTTCTGCCCACCAATCTACTGTGCTTTTTTGTATGTGTAATCCTGCTTCTTTACAAGTCATAGGATCTACGTTCACAAAAAACTCATCTACTATTTCTAAGTTTTCTATTCTAACAGCGCCAATAGAAACTATACACGCATTAGAGCGTGTGCTTAATGTTTCCAAATCAACGACTATATGAGGTTTATTAATGTCCATAATATAAAATTTTGTAATTTACTTTCTAGCAATCAAGTTCATAAACTCTGCTCTAAGTGCTGGGTCATCTTTGAACCCTCCACCTAGTTTACTTGTAATAGTAGACGAACCTACGTCTTCTACACCACGACTCTTTACGCAATAATGTTGAGCATCTATAACTACTGCAATATTATCTGTATCGAGAATGTATTGTAGTGCATAATATACTTGTTCTGTCAAACGTTCTTGTATTTGTGGTCTCTTAGCAAAGTATTCTACTATACGATTAAGTTTACTTAATCCTAAAACCTTTTTGTTTGGAATATACGCCACAGTTCCTACGCCATCAATGACTACAAAATGATGTTCACAGTTGGATTGAACATTTATGTTACGTTCAACAACCATACTTTCATATTCCATTTTGTTTTCAACTGCTGTACATTTAGGAAACGCCTCGTAATCTAGACCCCAAAAGATCTCGTTAATATACATCTTAGCGACACGATTAGGTGTGTCCATAAGACTGTCATCAGATAAATCTAGTCCCATAACATTCATAATGTCAGTAAATTTATCTTTGATAATCTCAATCTTCTCTGTACGAGTGAGTCCATTATCTACTACGGGGGTTTCTACTCCACACTTGACTAAGTGTTCGTGAATTTTAAGACCCAATTCAGGGTCAGTTTTTGTCTTATTAAAAGCCATTTATTTTCTCCTTCCTAACACGGATATAGTTTTTAAAATTTGCAACCTTTGTGTTGCCTTATATTTATACATTCTGTTCATTCCCACGGAAAGTTTATCCATTGCTTTATTTGATATTGTGTATTATTATAGAGTCTTACTCCTTCAAAGTCAAGCTCCATGTCAACCATTTTGTTAAATAAAACAGCAAACTTAGCACCAGGAAATACTTCTCGGATACCAAAAATTGTTTTACCTGTATCACATATATCATCTATGAACAGACAATTATATTTATCAAGTTGTAATTCTATAAGTTTCTTCCTGTCTGTTCCGTTTCCGTCTCTTGTTTGCCACTCTAAACTTTGCATAGGAACCTTTGTTCTGTTGGATACCATTACTGCTGGTACCAGTCCTCCTCTTGCAATACCAACAATCATGTCAATATTATTCTGTTTTACCAAATCACTAATGTGTTCTACTTGTTCGTTTATTGTATTCCAAGTTACGTCTATGTTCCCCATGCGTTCCCGAATAATGTAATATGCAACCTTGGACTAAACTTGTAACCTGTTTTCATACAGGCTTCTGCAACATCCTTTTCTGTTAGGGCTTGTTGTTCCAATGTTGCGCCTTCTGGCATGCAATAAACTGCATCCAGAACAACACCAGCAGATTTATATTCATCAACAAATAAATCTACTTCTTCAAAATCTATATAGTCTCTAACGACAAATTTATTATATAAATGACTGTTAGTTACCTTGTTCATATCTAATAGTGCTTCAGGAATAAGGGCATCGAATTGATCCTCACCTGAGATAGATAATTTAGGAGATGTTGACCATGTAATATGAATGTCTTTTCCATCTTCATTTAAATAATCTATAAATTGTTGTTGTAAGTTCTGTGTTCCATTTGTTTCAAATGTTACATTCTTTAAACCTACTTCTTTACACATTTCTAATAGTTCAGGCCAAACTCTTTGCCAACCTAATAAAGGTTCGCCACCTGTAATAACTAAATGTATATCTTCTCTCTCATCAAATTTACCATTAGGAAGTAAACTAACGATATGTTCGAACACCTCGTCTATTGTCTTTGTTAATTGTAAATGTTTGTATTTCATCGCCCAAGATGCTGAACTATCACAACCTATAGGCGTAACAGGAAGTTCTTCGATACTTTTATATGCTATTTCATTATCCTTTTCTGCTCTAGGATCTGTCATATAGGGCATTTCTTCTACAGGAATAAGTTTACCTCGTTCCTGACCAAAACCTCTACATTCAAAGTTGCAACCAAACACCCTAAGGAAAATACTAGGAACACCTACAAATCTTCCTTCACCTTGTACTGAATAAAATGCTTCGCTATATCTAAGTTTTGCCATGTTGAGTATTATATATGATTATAGAAGCTATAATCAAGAGTCAATTTAACCGTTTTGTTTTTTCTTAGCAGCCGCTTCTTCTGCTTTGATTTTTTCATCCAAATATTTTGGCCTACGCTTAGGCATCTTTTTGCCTTTGTTTGCCTCATTAGCTTTCTTCTCGTCTGCTTGAGCTTGGTCAATTATATTTTTCATATAAGTAACATACTCTGTACTTCCTTCACCTTCTTCAAGAAGTTGCTCTATATCCAAACTTTGAATGTATTTGAACTTTGTTTCCATATGACGTTTCTCTTTCTGGATACGTCTAATGAAAGCATAGTATGTGATTTGTGTAAAGTACGCAAAAGGATTGTTAGATTTTTCAGGATCAAAGTTGTCCATATATGTAAGACAATTTTCAATACCATCTAGAATCATTTCATCTCTAAATGTATAATTTACAAAGTTTGCTTTATATGCCAAGTGATTTGCTATTTTAACAAAGCACTCACCAATATAATTAGGTACTTGCGGTCTGTCATCTCCACTATCTTCTGCTTCAATACGGATTTTTCTAAACTCTGTCATAGCTTGTAGAAATTCCTTATTGTTTATATAGTGTGATGAATTTGGATCACGTCTTTTTGCCATAATATACTCCTAATGTATCTTTTTCTTTATGTGTGCGTCAGCGTATTCTGCTAATGTTTCTAAATCTATATCGTCCATTGGATCATAACCCATGTCAGCATTTGTTGGTAAATCTGCCGCTTTAGGTAATTCTTCGACATAAACATTTTCATTTAAATATGTGGCCTCTACTATATTTGTGTAACCTGCCTCATACTTTTGATCTAAACCTGTTATCGCTAACACATTAATTCTGTCTATTGTAAAAACTCCTGTATCTGAGAACGCTATCCACGGACGTAAACTTAATTGTTCTCCTATAACTCCCCTACTAATACTCATATGACTTACTATTTCAATAGGGTGTTCTATTTCGTAAACATCTACACCCTGAGTTACTCTTCCCACAACCGTGGAGCCGTCTATTAATTTTAGTACCGTTATCTCAGACATCTATTTTTACTAACTTATAATCGAAACCTTCTTCGTTATAAATTTTTACCCTTTCTATTAAGTGATTTAATGTATAATTTTTCTTGGACTTCCAGGACAAATCATCTCCTATATCAAATAATTTACATTGTACCTTTTGATCTCCTCTTCTAAGTCCTCTACCTATACTTTGTAGATTTCTTATCCTACTCTTTGTTGGAGATGCAAAGACAATATTATGTAGGTTCCTTATATTTATGCCTGTGGAAAATGTGCCGTATGATGCTATAATTATAGCGTCATCTTCTTTCTCAGTTATTGCACGTATCTCTTCTCTAACTTCTGTATCAGTTCCACCATAAACAAAGAATACTTTTCTGCCTTTTTTAACTGCTTTACTAATTATTTCATGTAAAACCTTACCATGTTTCTCTACATATTGAAATAAAACAAGTGTATTACCTTCCTGAGCTATTGTCAGATTTTTTATTATCTCGTTTCTCTTTGGATTTGTTACTATCCAATCTATCTCTTCCTGATATGTGGATTTGGTAATAAACTTGCGCTCTTCGTCCTTGCTGTAATTTAGTGTGCAACACACGATTTTTAGATCTGCTAATTGTTTGTCCTCCATTAACTTCTTGGTAGTTGTTACTTTGTACACAGGGCCAAACACACCCTCTAATACTAATTTATGTGTCTGTGTTCCGTCTAATGTTCCTGTTGTTCCTATTCTATAAGGAGCATTAGTACATTTATTCATTAATGTTGTCAATGATTTCGATTTAAAATTGTGTGCTTCATCACCATAGATAACATCAAATTTTTCAAACCATTTTTTAGGAAACTTGTATATAGATTGCCATGTAGAAATAGTAATAGGATATTCATTAGATTTTTCTTTACCACCATATATTCTATGACAGTTTTCAGGAGCTTTCCATTCATCTGCTGTTGCGTAGTCCTGAAAGTCTCCATACATTTGTTCTACCAATGAAGTTGTTGGTACTACTATGAGTTGCCTACGTCCTCTTGACTGATGGTATCTAATTAAACTGTAAATAATTAATGATTTACCACTAGCCGTAGGACTTAATAAAAGTGACCTAGTATTTTTTAGTGCATGTCGTATAGCATCTATTTGATAATCTCTTATTTGTATATCTTTACCGCCACTTTGTAACTTTAATAGTTTTGTAAACCCTGCAACGTCTACATCTTCTCCTAAGTCATCTATTTTTACATCTACATCATATTCTAATGTATTAGCAAAGTCAATTAAATACTTTAGCAGTCCAACATATAGTTCGTTGGTGTACATACTAAACAATCTAACCTTGCCGTCCCACATTCTATTCTTATACATAGGCATAAAGCGAGCGCCTGGCACTTCAAATGTAAAGAAGTCAGATAGTTCCTGAGCAATACCAGGATCTGTTTGTACTTTTAAATGTACTTCGTTCTTTTTACTTACAGAGATCACGCCAATCCTTTACGCTTATTTTTTGTCTTGTTGTTATAAGTTTATGATACGCATCCATTTCTGGTCTCATCATTTCATCGTCAATCATGTCATTAAGATTGACACCTGTTGTTAATGTTGTTCCTACTTTTACGTCTCCTACATAATCTGAAAATTCTCCAAACATTATGTATTCAAAATTAACATCTTGTAATTGTTCACAGTAATTAGGAACCCACCATTCTGTTGCTTTTAAATGTTCTGCGTGTTTTTCCATTCTTTTAACGCTAAAATATCTATGTATAGGCTGTCTTAATATAGCGATACGTCTTAAGTTTGTTTCTTTCCACTCATCAAATGTACCTATGTGTGCGTCTGGAAATTCGTGTTGTAATTTTGTTGAACCTGAACGAGGTCCTGCTAATACAGCAAATTTATCTGTAAATATCGCCATTGGTAGAGGTCTTGGTTTATAGTAATCCATTTGTAAACTTAGTCCATTCTATTGCGTTTCTAATATCAAACCCTCTGCTACCAACTGCCTTAAGAATACTTTCACATTGTAGTAAACAAGTGTCTAAATACTCTACTTTGTCTGTTTGTTTTATTACATCTGGATCTGTGTCTAAATAATCATTCATCTGATTGTTAAGAGGCGCATTACCTAAATACTGTTCCCAACCCAATTCATTAAGTTGTCTTTGGTCCAATTCACCTCTATAATATTGCCACTTCAAACGTCTCAAAGACAACAATGTACTCTTAGCCTTTCTTGCCTGGAGCTTTAAAGTTGTTAAGTAATTAAGATATTTGGCATGGAGTTCTGGTTGTTTCGTAGAGTCGCCACCTAAGTTAAGTTCGTCTAACTTACAATCCTTTTGCCATTCTTCTTGTAGATATTCAAGTGATATTTTCATAATATAGTATTATAGGACCTAGTAAAGTAAATGTCAAGTATTTTATATACCAGAAGCCGTTGTAATTGTGTAGTCTTTGTACCTAAACATACCTACACCTGTCATATACTCTGTGCTTCCTGTATATATCTCAAAGTCTAATCCCTGTAAACTAACAGGAAACAAGTCTCTGAATGTAAACTGAACAATAGGGTTATTATTAGAATCCAATACAAATAAAGTAGCATCTGAGAATTGTCCCAATGCTTGTTGTTTTTTAGGATCTATATCAGGAAATCTATATTCCTGTTGAGTACCATAACTTGCGTACTGTTTATGGTCACTTGGAAACCCTAATCCAATTAACCAATCATATAGTTCCTTATAATTTGTCATGTCTTCTTGTATAAGGAACCTAATCATCAACGTACCAAACTGTAGCTTGTCACCTGGTAAAGGGACATCTACAAGTGGTGTAGGTTGATCTGCTGGGGGCAAATTAATTTCTGGTATATTTGCCGCTTGACAAAAATAACTAACATTAGGGATATTATGTATTTGAAATTTAAATCCATTAGGTTTTAGATAATCCAACTCACCTGGATTATTTGCTGTGAATGAAGCTTCCGTAATGTTGTTAATATTTGTAAGTGTCATCTACCTTGTCCTCTGTATTTTTTATAACTTCTCTTTTTATGTTTGTTCATTGATGAAGTAGAACATTTTACACTTCTACCTCTTCCACCAACACCTTGTGATGATGCCTTTTTTGTTGCTCTGTGCGTTATTTTCGCCCACGTTCTCGCCATTATATACTCCTAAAACGATACGCTAACTCCACATCCGCAAGCAGATTGTTCAGCAGGATTTATAAATTCAAATCCTTCATTAAGTCCTTCCACTTTCCATGATATAATTGTCCCTGCTAAGTACATCTCAGACATTACATCCATCCATACTTTAAATTTTCCGAAATCAATTTCTATATCAGTTTCTGATGCTGGTCCATTAGCATAATTAAAAACATAAGAAAATCCTGCACAACCTCCGCCTGTCAATCCAAAGTGAATACCTTTAGAATTATTCTTTTCTAATCTTTCCATAACTTGTTGAAGTGCCTCATCTGTAAAGTCCACTAAAGGTGGTCTAGATGTAGCAATTAAACTGTTAGGGTCAAATTGACTAGCTTGCAATAGTTTCTCCCTCTCTAGGTTTAGCACCCATTTTTTCCATCCAAGTAGAGTTACGTCCTGCTTTCTTTTCTTCCCAATCTTCTATTGCTTTCTTAATACTATCCTCTGCTAATACAGAACAATGTATTTTGATTGGTGGTAAATCCAATGCAGTGGCAATGTCTTTATCTTTTATTTGTTTTGCTTCTTCTATTGTAAGTCCTGTTAGCATTTCAACGAACATACTAGAGCTAGCAATAGCACTACCACAGCCATAGGTTTTAAATTTAACATCTTCAATAACGTCAGTATCAGGATTTAATTTTAGATCTAACTTCATTACATCACCACACGCTGGGGCGCCTGTAAGTCCTGTAGCTACATTAGGGTCTTTAGGATCAAAGCGTCCTACACCATGTGCAGCAGGATTGTTTGTTACTTCCTCAAATCTTTTTACTACTTCTTTCGAATATGCCATATTTCCTCCTTAGCAATAGTATTTATAATACTTTCTATCTAACCAGATGTCAATTAGGTAGACAACCAAAGGAATAAATAATTTTGTCCACAAAGGACAAGACACACACACAGGAGAAAAATATGTCAAATAATAGAAATGGCTTTGAAATTAGAGCCGATTTACTCAACCAAGCACAATGTATTTTAGAGCAAAATAGAAGCTTTAAACTAGATGCTTATCACAATAACGTTCAAAGAAGTTTGGAACAACGAGATGTTGCTTATCCAGATTTTCCAACAAGTTGTTTAGAACCTATTACTGCTAAGGAAGTAATAGCAGTAGCTAGGGAGCTGAACGCTTTCGTAAAAGAAACAGACTAACTGTTACTTTTCGACAATGTACTCTTTAGGTTCTGTATTAGTAGTTATACGGATGTCAACGTCCTTATCATTAGGCAAAGTAGCATCTAAATAAATTCTACCCGCACATCCTGTTGCTAGTAATACTCCTAAAAGTACAAGTGGTATGATATATAAGTTTTTCATTTATATTATATCCTAGGCAAAAAAGGGGGCTAAATCTAGCCCCCTTTACAATAAAAAAAGATCTAATTACATTAAGTTTGTAACTTTAACTGATCTGTAGTATTGGTTTCTGTCTGCTGTGAATGTGTCAGCATCAGTTGTACCGTCCGCTTGCATTACGAATGGATTAGCAATCATGCCATACCTAGTTTTGAAACCAATTTTAGGTTGGAATGTGCTTGGGTCAATAGCCCTTACCATTTGTAGTGGAACGTATGGACAGTAGAAAATACCAGCGTCATATGGGCTAGTACCTTTATATCCAACAACGTAGAACTGGCTAGCAGCTCCTGTGTTTGCTGAATAAGGGTCAATGTAGACTCTGTAACGGCCGTTTAACACACCAGCGAATGTATTACCTGTGTCATCAACATTTAAGTTAGTTGATAATGCTGGGGCGTAATCAAGAACACCAGCCATCGCTAAAGCACTTGCAACATCTGATGAACAGATGATGAAGTTACCTTTACCACGCCTTGTGTCTTGTGCAATTACGTTAGCGTCTCTCTCAATGTTAAAGAGAAGACCCTTGAATCTTTCTACCGACCATCTACCGTTACTATCGACGTCTAGGTCGAATGTTCCAGCAGTTGCTGTGCTTGCAGATCCAGTCTTTGCGACTTTATAAATCGTTCTAATAACCTCACGGTTAATCTCAGCCAAAATTTCTTGAGAAAGAATGTTGCTGAGTTCTGATTCCGCATCTAAACCATGAACCGCTTTCAAGTCTTGAGCAAGTTCAACTGTGTATTCTGCTTTCAATGCTCTTGATTTAGCAGTAACAGTTGTTTTCTCAATAGAGAAAGCCATTTCGTTAAGTGTAGTTGAATCACCAAATCCTTCTGCAGTAGATGTGCTTACGCCAGTACCTGTTGTATAAGTACCGTCTACTGGGTTAGATCCAGCGTGTGTACCTGCGCCTGAAAAGTCTGTGTCCGCTTCGTTGAATAATGCCTCAGTTCCACTTTGTGAAGTGAAGTGTGACTTCATTGCGAAGATAAGACCAGTTGGTCCAGACATAGGTTGTACACCACATACGTCATATGCCATTAAGTTTGGCAACGCACGTCTAACTAACGAAATTAAAATAGGATCATAGTTATCAATGTTAGAACCAGTTTGGTTTGCGTGTGTAGCTTCGAACAGGGCTTCCTTCTCCTCACGGAGAGCTTTTTCCTGGTTTTCGAGTACCACGGTAGTAACAGCCTTTCTATAAGGATCCTTGATATCATCAAGTTCAGGATGCTCTAGAACTGGTTGCCACTTTTTCTGTAGTTCTTCTGAAAGATACATTAGTTGCTCCTTTATTTACGTTTGTTATATGTTTAATAACCTAATTATTTATAAAAAAATTAACTTTTAACCTTGTCGAATTTAGCTGCTTTAGAAATGCTTTCGGCATATCTAGCCATAACAGTATTTTCAACTAAGGCTCCTTGGTCAACGCTATCATCTAGCTTATCGCCAGAAGTTTCCGCTTTCGCTTTAGGAAAATAATTTTCCTTAATAACGTTTAGTTTCTGAGCGTACTCCTCTTCGTCTCCGAATGTTACATCATTGACTAGAGTAGCAAACTTTTCAACCTCTGTCTCAGCTAGATCGCCAACCACGGAAGAGAATACTTTCTCTTTTTGTAGTTGCTCTTTTTCTTCGCTGATCGCTACTGACTTACCAATTTCTTCGTCTAACTTAGATTTTAGTTCGTCAATTTCTTGCTGTTGGTTAGCCAATACATCAACTTTCTCATCTGGAACGTCAATATAATGTTCAACGAAAACGTCTTTCATCCCTTTAATAAAGGACTCAGTGATTTCATTTCTTAAACCATTTTCAATAGCAAGCTCGTTTTCCTTCATCCACTGCTCAGTCACGTATGACAGATACTTGTCGACATTTTCAACGAGATTTTCTTTAGCTTCATCAAAAGCTTTGCTAGCTTCCTCAACAAGTTCATCCTCGATTTGAGAAATTTGTTGATTTACTCTAGCAACAACAACAGACTCAAAAAGTGAGGCTGCTTTTGTTTTAAATTCTTCGGAAAGATGCTCTTCATCTTCAAATAAATTAGCAATGTCATCCTCGAATAGTGTTTCTGCTTCTACTTCGTCTTCAGTCATTTCAACTTCTTCCTCAGTTTCTTCAGCTACTACTTCTTCGGACTCCTCCTCTCCTTCTTCTAACTCTTCAAGACCTTCGTCAACGTATTCGTCTTCAACGATAGCTTCTTCTTCAGTCTCTTCGACTTCATCTAAAACTTCTTGTTCGTCTTCCAACTCAACTTCGTCTTCTTCTTGGTGTACATTACCTTTAGAAGATGATTGGTTAACAACGCTACGTGGGTCTGTACCGTCTGTGTAGTTAGGAGCCTGTCCAGCACCACTGTTTTGTGGACGTGGGGCTGAGCCAGCTTTTGCTGATGCTGCCTTTCCTACTTCGCTTGTTAATCCACCTTCAGGGTTGTTAGTACCACTTAGGTCTTGTTGTTCTGGGTTAGGATTTGAACTGCCTTGTAGGGGAGGGGTAGCATCACCTTGCTTTTTATCTAATGGACGATGTGCATCCGCAGAAGACGTCGGCTGCTGATTACCAGCAACTTCATCTATAACTTCTTCAGCAATTTGTTTGCCTTCTAGAAGTTCTCTGATTTTGGATTCTACTCCCATTTTTCTCTCCTTTTGTTTATTAGGATTATTTTAAATAATAAAACATCAATATTATTTATATTTATACAGTTTTCTGTTAAATTTCAGACAGTTTAGACAGGAATTTGCTAAATTGAGACATCTTTGCCTCTTCTAGCTCTTGGCTACTAGCACGTTTAATAACGCTCTGTGCCTCTTCTATGTCCTGTTCAGTCCATCTTCCGTTAACAAAAACCCATTCTTTACCCTCCATAATTCCTTGTACAAAGGCATCCGGAGCCGAAGGATCCGCAACAATATCTGCTGCAGTTGCTAACATGAAGTCATCTTGTACTTCATTTATGCCACCCTTCTCTTTTAACGAACCTAATCCTCTAGAGCTAACGCCTAGTTGAGCACCTTCGCTAATAAGTTCCTTTACAATACGGCCCATTGGGGTATCCATTATCTTAGCTCTACCAATATAATTAGAGCCGTCTTCTTTAAGACTTGTAATCATGTGGGAAACTCTGTCTAAATTAACTGTTGGACCGTCCGGGTGTCCTAATTCACCGTACGCTCTTTTAGTCTTGACTGCTTCTTCAACATATCTGTTGACTTCTCTCTGCATGACTTCTTTAGGATATATCCTGCCGTTCTTGTTTTTTAAATCTGATTGTAAAAATACACCTTCAATATATACATTAGGTTTCTTAGGGTCCTTACTCTCTTCTGTGAGGTATCGTATTTCCTCATTAAATTCTTTAATTAGTCTCATTATCCTAAGCTACCTCCGTTATATACGTTACCTGCATCATTAGTATCTAATGGTGCATCCTGGTGTTGTTGAGAACCAAATCCTGCTACTTTAGCTAAATCTAAAATAACAGTACCACCGTCACCGCCGGCGATTACTACCTCGATGTTTGATGTGTTCTCTGAATTGTCGTTAAATCCATACATATCTAAGCTACCACTTTCTGCTAATTCGTAAAGTACAACGGAGTTACGTTGCACCTTAGCACTAGCGCCGCTTGATAGTGTCCAATGTAATCCTTTAATATTTACTGTTGGGCTGCTAGCTGTCTCGGTAGATTTCTTTAGTGTTACATCTAAGTCGATTGTCCCTGTAGCAGCAGTACCCCTAACACTCACAACACCTTGGACTTGTGTTAATTTGAGATTGTTTACTGTTACTGCCATTTTGGTTTTCCTTTAAAAATTAGTATGATTTTTTAGCTTTTTTATGTGATCCGTGAGATCCTTCTTCAAGTACCTCAACATTAGGGTCATCCACTTCAACTTGTTCGATACCATGTTCGAACATTACTTTATACCAAGACACGTTACCTTGTTCATCAGGGTCAGCGTGTTCTCCAAAAATAGGTGTTCCTTCGTTCCACTCCTTGTGGAAAATTTTAGTTGCACACATATGATCATCTTTTGGAAGTGATCCTTTTGCAACTCCATCTACAGGAGCTTCAGTTACGTTTTCAACACCTTCTCTAAATTGCTTGAAAGTTTTCATTAGTTTTCCTCGTTATCTTGTTTGTCTACTGGCACTCCGGTTTCTGTGTCAACGTCGACGACTGCGTCCTCGAGACTGTCACCTACAGGCTCTTGATCAGGGACAAGTCCCATTTTCTCAAATTCACCTATATCAGCACCTTCTTTGCCAGCAATTTGATTACCAAATGTAGAAGCTGCCTGCTGTTGTTTCAAATTATCTAATGCCTCGCCAGTGCGTTGTTGCATTAGAGCGTTGAACTGATCTTGTGCATCAGCATTTTGTCCAGCGATAATATTATCTACTAGATCATTTACTGTTACGTCGTTTTGTTCTTCTGCCATATTATGCTCCTTCTTCAGGTCCTGGTACCGGGTTTCCTTCACCAGGCATACCATTATTTATATCCCCTCCACCGCCATCTTGTTGTTGTTCAACAGCAGTAAGAGGACTCCATTGATACTGTCTTTGTAACTGAGGTTCTTTTAACAAGTCTGTTTCTATTGCCTCAATTTCTTCATCAGTAAGGCTCAATACATTTTTCTGTATCCAGCGCTTACTAAAAAATGTTCCTATATATGCGGATAATCCGTTTAATACTTCTACTCTACTTCTTAGAATCTCTTGTTCTTTAGATTCTGTGTAGTATGCATCAGTAGCAAACTCAAAAAAGATATCATCTTTAATGTTATCCCAATCTTCCATAGTAATAACATTCTTTAGTAAAAGCTGAGATTTGAGTAAATCCATAAACAGAACTGAGAATTTTCTTCTTAGTTTATCGATAAACTTTGTGAACTTCATCTCGTCTCTGTTTATCTCAGCTGCCCTACCAAAGTTAAGTCCTGCCTGTTGTTCTAAACGTGACATCGGAATGTTTAACGCTTGATACAATTTTTGTTGAAAATATTGTACATCTTCAATCTGCCCTAGGTTTTGTCCTGCTGGCAATGTATCAATGTTAGTTCCTGTCCCGCCTTCCCTTCTAGGTAACCAGAAGTCTTCCAACATAGACATAAACTTTTTATCATCACGTATCTCTCCTGTGTTAGCATCATAAACAAGTTTATTTCTATACCTGTCCATAATGTCTTTTAGATATTGTTCTGCCTTCATCTTTGGCAAGTTACCAACATCCACATAAAAAATACGTCTTTCAGGAGCCCTTGTAATCCTATAAATGACTACTGCGTTCTCCATCATACGAAGTTGGTTTGCAGGCCTAATGGCTTTGTGTAGATAAGAAAGTGCAATTTTCTTATCATGATCTACCAAACCGCTTGGCGCATATGCAATTGCATCCTTTACAATTTTTAAGCCCTGTTGATTTTCAGGAGCTACATATGCACCGGGTTTTGTAGTAACACCTTTATCGTTATAGATGAAGTATTCTTCTACATCTTTAACGAACTGCACACCTGACGCATTCTTTTCCTTCTTAACTTCTCGAACACGTCTAATTTTTCTGGGATCAATATATCTTATATCTTTAATCCCATCTTTAGGGTTATCTATATCGATAACCTTATGGAAATATATTTTGCCGTCTACGTACCATCTCTTGAAATAGTCTTGTGCCATATCTTGGATGGACATGAGAGCTTTTATTTCCTCGAACTCTCTGGATATACTTTTTCTAATAGAAGCGGACAATTCAACTTTATCTAAGTTAATTTCAACTGGACTTTCGTTTTCCAATTGAGCTATTCCCTCATTAATAATGTCTTCGATCGCTGTATCAACATCTGCCATCATAGCTATATCACGATACCTTTTAATTAGTTCAGATTCAGTTTGACTAATGCCATCTAAATCTAAATAGGTACCATAATAACCGCCGGCTCTAATACTTTCAACAGCGCCGTCCTCGGAAGGTGCTACAAACGATTTCTCGTTCGTAGCCTGTTCCTTTCTCTTTATTTCAAATCCAAATATATCCATAATTTATTCTTACCTTAATTGTAAGATCATATCCGTTAAACGGATACGTCTACGCCAACGTTCTCGTATCTCTGATACTGGAATGTAACTGTAAACTCTTCGATAATGTCGTTCTGTGCATATTGTAATGCAATTTCTGACATATTAATTGGGAACGCATCGTATAAAATGTATTTACCACCTGGTAATACTGCGTCGTTCCTATCTAGGTGTTCGATTTCAATGTCCTGGAAGTAGTCAACAGGGTTTAAATTACCTCTATTGTCATCTTTCTGGTTCATAGAATCTAACCATTGTTCGAAAGGTCTTCTTAACGATTGATTAGTATCGTTAATAATTGTTACTGTCCACGGATCAAATATACGCTCGCCAGCTAACTTAATTTCCCTACCTCTGTATTGAATAATTGCTGGGTTAACAGTTGAAGCTGGGATAGCTGCACCTGAAACTAAAATACTATAGGTATTGTCGCTTTCAGCAATAGTCGGGAAATTAAGAGTGACTCTGAACTGATTGGGACGAGCTCCGCCTGCCCCTAATCTACTTCTAAACTCTTCGATATTCATTTATTTCTCCTCTTTACCTATTTATATTACCCACCAATCTCTTCGAAGCTTACGCCTGTTCGAGTAGCGATAAAGTTAAGTTGTATGAAGTTAATTGCTCTAGCAGGTTTAATAAAAATATCTGCTACAAATTCGTTTCTGTCAATAACTTCGGGTGTATTGTTGCTAGAGTTACAAATAACTTTAAAGTCATATATACCTCTACGTCCTTGAACGTCTCTCAAGAACGGTGTAAGCAAGCTAGTAAATTGCGACCTAGTAAACGCATCGTTAAATTCAAACAATTGGAATTTAGCTGCTGTACTAATTGCTTTCTCAAGAATGATAAACAATCTTCTAACATTAATTCTGTTGAATGCACTAGGTGCTGCCAACATTGTTTTATCACCAAACAGAATAATTCCTGTACCTGGTGTATTAACAATAGGGTTGATACCGTTTTTATACATATCGTCCCTGTTTGTTTTAGTAGGATTAAATGCAAGTTTTACTGCGTTTCTTACTTGTCCTCTGTTATAACCAGCAGGTGAGAACCACGGATCAGTGCTTAAGTCTGTTGCTACACAAAGACCTGCAACGTCTCCATTAAGTGGAACCCATCTATAAACGTCGTTATATCTATCGTATTGATATTTCCAGTTACCGTCCATTACCGCAAACGAAGTACCTGCTAATGCTGCTTTATCAGCAATCATTGAAGTTACCTCTGAACCTGCGTTGTTTACTACGCTAGCTCTTTGAGGTGAAAGGAATGTAATACAGTCCTTTCTGACTTGGGAAATATTATCGATAACATAATCAACATCTGTAGAACTATGTCCGCCAGTTAAAACCAAACTAATATCAACACTTTCTGAATCTGCAAACAAGGAATATCCTGTTTGGATATTACCTGAAGTAGGTGCTTCTGAAACACCACCTGTTAGTGATACAGTTGCTTCTGATGATGTATAGTTTGATGTAAATGTTGTAGTGGAAACAGAACCCCAACCACCTGTTGATTTTTCAGATGCTGGATGATCACTCCACCAAATATATTTTGATTGAGAATTAATCACGTCTTTATAATAAATTGAACCGCCTTCTAAACCTTTGGCGTCAGAAGCCTTTGAAACGTTTTCAAATTTCTCAAGAACTGTTCCCTGTTGTCCAGAGAATAAACCATCTTCGTCTATAACAATAATGTGCAATTGGTCGTTTGAACCACCTTTTGCTAATACTGTGCTTGATGAAAGTGGAGCTCTATCAAATTGTGTTTTGTATGTCCAATCTGATGCGAGCGTTGCTGTAGCTGTTGCTGAAGAACCATCTCCTCCAATAGTAACTGTTGGTGCTGATGTATAACCATTACCTGGATTAGTAATAGTGATAGCTGTAACTGCACCACCTGATACTGTTGCTGTACCAGTAGCAGTAATACCGCCTGCTGGTGCTGCACTAAATGTAACAGTTGCTGATGTGTAACCAGAACCTCCTGCAGTAATAGTTGTTGAAGCAACAGAGTTGCTGTCAAACGTACTAGAATCTGCAAATGAAACTTTAAGAGAGTTTCCTAAAGCTCCAGGGTATCTAGCTACCCACATACCATTGGAACCTGAACCAGTTGAATGGTTTAGGTCGTAGTCATCTTCATTATCTACTACTATAGCAGTTCCTGATGCGACCGCGTTTCGTGCTGCGTCGCCTGCTGCTCTGACTAACTTAAGATTATTACCGTAAGCTAGGAAACTAGCTGCTGTAAAGAAATCCACAAAGGTGTCATTGTCCGGTTTAAAAAATCTTTCAACAAGATTATTCTCAGAACTTACTGTTGTGATCTCGTCTACAGGTCCCCACTGAAAGTTACCAACAAACGCACCAATTGTTGATGCTACTGCTGGTACCACACTGGTTAAATCTACCTCTTTAACGAGTACACCTGGTGATAGCTGAAATGCCATGTTTTTCTCCTCGGTTTTTAAATATTATCTTATGAATGACACAAGTTTTATCATCGTATTATTTATAAGTCTTAATTTTTTACCATGTCCCGGAGCTTTTGTTGCAGGTTTTTCTTATAATCATCGTCTAATAACCAAAGATCTCCTCCAATTACTTCTGCTTCCGGTTCCTGTCCATCATTACGAATAAATGGTGTTAAATTATGTTCTATATCAGCACTTTGTTGTTTATACAAACCTTCTCTAGTGTTAATATCAGTCATATCTTTAAAGAATGCCTGTGAAGATAACCACCCAAACAACACCATACACATAACCAAGTCATCATGATAGCCTTCATCTGCTTGATAAGTGTTGCCTTTTTCTATAAAAGTTGATATTTCATGTATTATATGTTCATCAAATACCAACAGTTTTTGTTCCTCTAATAAGGACTTAAATGTAAAACACCCTTGCCTTTTTACTGCTTTAGATGTATTTACTCCTAATTTTGTACTTTTACCGAAACCTGGGCTAATAAATTGTCTTTGTTTTTCGGTTACCGTACTTAAAATATTTTCGTATTCTAGTTCCTGATGTAGTATTTCTACTACCTGTTGTCCAATATCATTTACCTCTACTAATACAAAGGCGTCATTGAAGTCCCTTGCTACTTTTCCTATAACATCTGGAAACAACATAGGGGCTATATTATTGTCTCTATACTTTGCCACTACTTTGTATGGCATTTCTGTGATATCAACTACTATAAAGGCAGAGTAATCTCCACCTATACCTCTTGCTGTGTCCACTGTTATTGCATAGTAATGATTTTCTTGTGGACTCTCATATATATCCAAATGATTATTTTGATATTCAGGATCTAGTGTGCTTAACCTACCAATTGTTTGTGCATTAATTAATGTATTGGTAGATCCTAGGAATTCACACATAACCTCCTGGTTAAATTTTACATCTCCTAGTAATTGTTTCTGTTCTTCTAACCACTTTTCATCTCTTCCTGGTATCTCATAGTAAGGAATAAACATACTTTCAAAACCGTTCTCTCCTTTTTCTGCCTCATTCCAGAACTTCCAAAAGTGATTATAACCTAACGGAGTTGATGTTAGAAGTATCTTTGTTGTTTCACCAGCAGAAATAGTAGGATAAACAGATGTAAAGAACTCGTCTGCTATGTTGTTAGGTATGATTGCTGCCTCATCAATATAGAGCCAGTTTACAGATTTACCCCTGATGGCTGCTGCTGTTGTTGCTGCTGTGAGAACTTTACTATTGTTTTCTAGTTCTACGTCACCTTTGTTCCATACTTTAACACCCTGTTGCATCCATATAGGTAAGTTCTCATACATTATTTGATATCTGTTTAATACTTCCCTTGCTGCTGAGGATTTGTTTGCCATAATAGCTACTGTTTTGTCTTCCTCAAAGATTGTATAATGTAATATACACGCTGCTGATGTAACTGTTTTACCTTGCTGTCTACCTTCCATTAACACCACACGTCTGTTGTTCATTATACATTCTACCTTTTGTTTTTGGCAGTCATATAATTTAAATGGTTGTAATCCTTTATCAAGTGTAATAATTTTTACATAGTTTTCTATAAAATATACAGGATCTTCCTTACATTTTACATACTCTTTAATTTCTTCCTCAGAGAAATCATGTTGATATGCTAATGGTTTTAGATTGGGATTACCGTGATATGATGTTTGCTCAGTCTGTGTCATTAGGTGTTATATCAATTGGTTCTTGTTCTTTTTTAATTGCCTTCAATAAATCTTTTGTGCTTCCTACGAATAAATTGTTTTGTGTTTGTATGGGTTTACCTTTACTGTCCTCATTTTCTATTCTTTTCTGTGCCTCTTGTACTGCAATCATATCCTTTGCATTGTCTTGTAAATTTTTAATTGCCGTAATAGCAACCTCATACGCACGTGGTTGGTCAGAGTTTCTTGCTATATGTAATATACCTTCTATTGCCTCAGCATTGTATTGCTCTGCTTGTTTTAATATTGATCTGGCATATTCATAGTCCTGATCTCTTTGTTTTACTCTTAATTTTGCTTTATCATCGTCAGACATAGCTACATCAGGAAGATTTTCCTTATCCTTTAGTTCTTTTAAATTTTTTTCTAGTGCCTTTGTAACTTCTTTAGTATTAAATGTCTTATCTAAAGAGTCAAAAGGGTTATTCGAATTCGGCATCAAACTCCTCCAGGAACGTATAATCGTCTGAAGGTGTAGCCGAGGTTGGATTTACGGAAACAGTAAGTCGTTCCCTGTTAGATGTATTCGTTCTAACTAATGCCATTGCCGGATCGTTAAATACGTCTGCAATAGCTTTCTTTATCACTCCCACATTATTAACATTGCTATAGAAATTAAGTGTCATCTTAAAATTAAGTGTCCAAATAATTGCTATCCTACTAGCAAAGTCTCCTTCATAATCATCTTCATACGTTACGTTATCTAATGTTATTTTTATGTCTCTTTTTATTCCTAACTCTGGTAAATCATTAACTGTTACATTAAAGTCAGGATTAAAATAAGGCAAAATTTGTTCTACAATTTGTAGCCCGTCTTCTTGATTCTTCGCAAATATATATAACGATAAATTCATGTTATATGGCGTAGAATTAAATACGGTTCTAACTGTATTTGTATCATCTCCTACACCAACTGCTTTGTTCTTTTGTATGGCAGTTGTTTTTCTAGTAGGATCATATTGTATTCCATCAATTTCAAATCCCATTCTAGGAAGTGTCATTGCAACTTCCCCTCTTGTTGTTGAATCAGGAACACGATTAATTCTTGTCATAAATTTTTGTTTAGTAGAGTACGCTAAGGGTACTCTTAATGTTTGTGCAACAGCACCTGAACTATTTTTACGTTCAATGTTTATGTTGTTGAATATAGTTCCAAAGGCAATAATAGCTTTTCTTATATGACTGTGATAAAATGTTGTATCTTTAAACATATTACTTTCCTAAACCAAATGCCTCTTCTGCTAATTTTATTTGATACTTAGTTAATTTATAAGGCGTTTCCACAAACCACCAGGGTATAATTGCGTGTACAATACTCATAACTCCTACAAGTAATGATATAGAACCTAAATATATAGAATATTTAAAATGCTTAAAATAACTAGCATTTATTTTTTCTAAATGTTCTATCTTCATCCGCCTATTTCTCCAAATGGATTACTCTCACTAAAGTCTAATATTCCTTCGACTGTTAATAAACTACTAAAGTCTGTGTTGTCTATTGGTTCTATTGTTGTAGAGAAGTCCTCTTTAATTAAAGAACCACCATCTTCTAATAAGAATAAAGTGTCGTCCTCTAATTGGAATTGATACTCTAATAAGTCTTGTGAGTATTTAGTTTCAATTGCATCTACTTCTGCTATACCTGTATCCAAATCTTCTGAACTGTATTCGAACAATTCACATACCAACCTATAAACATAAATTTTATTAAGTTGAAAGAATGGATTTTGAAATTCTACATATTTAATCTCGAACAGAGATTTAGTTAAAGGCATATACAATAAATCGCCTTCACTAGGCCTAGCTTCTTGGGTAAAAGTACCGTCTTGGGTAAATACCATGTCTTCCCATCTACGTTTGGCCAATGTAAATGTTACTTGGTCTCTTACTTCTAAACCAAATCTACCAAATATATCGCCTTGTCCTTCAAAGCCTGATACATTTTCAATATACATTTCTAGAGGATATGCTTGTGTAAACCTTGATAGTTCATCCTCATCAAATATTGTGTCTTTGTTTACTATTGTTCTGGGTAAGTAAAAGATATCATGACCATATACTTTTAAACTCTCAATGACAAGGTCCTCAACCAAGCGCTGTTCGCCTAGTGAGCCTACTCCTTTACCATTTTGAAAAAAGTTGTTTACTGGCATCTATCTACCCTATCATAAATGAGGGCGGAAGTTCGTATTTGAGTTGCATTTCTTGTTCGATTTGCTGTATCTCCTGTACGGCTTCTTGATATATACTTTCTCCATTTAAAGTTACCCCACCTGGCATTTGAATACCTTGGAATTTTTTCAAGTTCTCGCCCCATTGTCTTTTAAATAATGCAGTTACATATTTTTTAAGAAACATATCATCATACACTTCTGCGTATGTTGCAGGATCTACAATAGCGTATGCTTCTGCTACAATATAATCTCCTACATTAAATGTCTTATCCCAATCTGTATCTACATGAAGTTTATTAGTTTTTCTATTGAATCTAATTTGTCTATCACCTGTTAGAAGTTTTTCTAACGTTGTTAAGTGAGATTGGACCACAGAATAGTATATCATATCTGCGCCCATTAAGTTATACAAGTCGTTCATTCTAAATTGATACATTAGATCAAATAGTTGTCCGTCTCTTGTATTGTTTGTTGCTGCCCCACCAAAATTAAATAATCTTGTAATACCTAATATTTGGTCGGTGATAGGAATATATCCGTTTTCTATATCCCCTTTAGTGTAAAAATCAGTGGCACCTAATGTTGCTGTTGCGCCACTGTCTGAACCTGTAAGTTGCTCAGAGGCTTGGAACGTGCCGGATTTAACCTGCTCGATTAATATGAACTGTCCCGTGGAATCTGCACCGTCGACTATTGCAGTTGCACCGGACGTTCCGCCTGTGATTGTTTCACCTTTGGTAAAGTTTGTAGCAAGATTTGCAGTTAGTTTTAACTGAGATCCTGTTATCTCATGTTTAACATAAGTCTTTTCTACACCATCGAAGTGATACTCTTGAAAAAACTGTAGAGCATCGTCCATACGATCTGAGAGTTGACCTTCATCAACATTTATTTCTATTACAGGGTGTCCTAATCTACGCAGTGCGTAGTCCTGTAAATCTTGTCTACTCGCTAATGCCATAATTCATTCCTTAGTTAAGTAAAGACCCTGAAGAATCATATACTGCTAATCCTGTAATAGTAGGTGTTGCGTTCTCGCCACTATTGTTGGCAAGTGTAATACCTGTTCCTGCTACTAGACTTGCAACATAATTACCTGTTGTGTCCGTACCTAGTGCAACGCTATTAGCTGCTATTGTTGCACTTATAGTTATATCGGCTGACCCATTAAATGATGCTGAACCACTAAGGTCCCCACCTAATGAGATTGTTCTTGCTGTAGCTAACGTAGTCGCCGTGTCTGCGTTACCTGTAACGTCACCTGTTACATCACCTTCTAGGTTCGCTACAAGGGTTCCTGTTGTAATTGAAAGATTACCTGTACTTGCACCTGTAAATGTTCCAGTACCTACAATAAACTTGTCTGCACTTTCATCAAATCCTATGAATGCGTTGTTTGAGTCTCCTCTTTCTATTACAATACCAGCATCATTGCTGGGTGAACCGGTTGTTCCGTTTCCTAATTCTAGTAATGCGTCAGTAACGTTCGTATTTGTTGTATTTACGGATGTTGTTGTTCCATTAACCGTTAAGTCTCCTGAGAGAACTAGGTTCTGAAATTGTACGTTATCTGATGTACCAACTGATTGGCCGATAGTCATGCTAGTTCCTGATAAATTAATACCAGTACCTACAGCAACAAATGCTGCTGCGCCTGCACTATCGTCCCACATGAATAATCTATCTGCGTCAGGATCGGATAAACTTTCCAATCCTAAATGTGATAAATTGACAGTTACGTCACCTGACGAACCACCTCCTGAGAGGCCTGTTCCTGCTGTAACACCTGTAATATCCCCTGATGTAATCTCAGAATATTTGGCGAGTCTAATCCCACCAGCAGTGCTACCATCATGGACGCGGATGGTATCTAGATCTGTATCAATTGAAATCTCTCCAACAGCACCTGTAAAGTTATTATTTTGAGTGGTTGTACCACGTCTAAATTGTACTTGTGTTGGCATTTATTTCTCCTCTAAAAAGTTCCACCGTCTATGCTAGATCCATCTTCCATGGAATCTGCTACTATTGTTCCAGTAATACGGCTAGATGCTATATTACCATCAATGTTTGTGGCATCAGCTTTCATAAGCTCATGTCCACCTTGTGTACTGCCGTCGTGTACTCTAATTGTATTGTTGGTAGTATTGACCGACAATTCACCAACTGCACCTGTAAAGGCATTGTTTTGTGTTGCTGTGCCTCTTCTAAATTGTACTGTTACTGCCATTGTCGTCTCCTATATTGAACTATCTGAACCTAAATCTTCAGTCGCTAGCCTATATTTTATAGCAGTATTCAAATCATATATTTGATCTAAATATTGCCCAAATGCATCTGTTGAAAGTGCTGACGCTACTGAACCGTAATCGCCTGTTGGGAACACCAACGATTGATCCTTTTCAGTAAAGTTTGCAACCTTAACAATAGAGTCAGTTGAATTTCTGACATACATTATTTGATCGGCTGTGTTAATAGCAACTTCACCTACAACGATGTCAGATGTAGTAGGTACGCTACTCGCTGTTTCTGACTTCTTGAGTTTAATTACTGTTGCCATTTAATTGCTCCTCTGATTTAATTTGTAAATTCTGGATTAGGCATAAGTTTACGAGGACCATCCACTTTCGGATTATAACCTTTAGGTTTAGGTTCCCTAACATATTTAGGAATTTTTTTCTCTACCTTTGGTTCTTCCTCTATGACATTTTCTATTTCAGGTTTATTTTCTTTCTCTTCCTCTTGTTGTTGAAACTTTAGAGCGTCGAGTTCTTCTGCTAAATCCTTATTAGTCTCTGCCAATCTATTCTTTTCCTTTTCCATTACCTGTAATCTAGTTTTCAATACTATAGATTCTTGAGTTACAGTATTAACCTGTAAAACAAGATTGTTAATATATTCATTAATTAATTTTTCATCCATTTCACGTTACCTTACAATAAATTAGTATGTACCTCCGTCAATTCCGCCGAATTCTGGAGTACCACCTGAGCCTGCTTGAAGAACTTGTCCTTCAGAACCTGCTGCTGTTACTTGAAGAGCACCTGTTCCGTTACCGTAAAGGATACCATTACTTGTAAACGTACCTGCTCCTGTACCACCGTCTGCTACTGCTATGTCTGATGACAAGCCAGATACAGTACCGCCTGATACACTACCTTCAATGTTGGCTACCAAAGTACCTACTGCATAACCTGTTCCACTTGTATTAACTGTGGTTGTTGGAGCTGCTTGTAAGTCTTTAAATAGTTTCCACTTACCAGAATCTGATGCGTCTCTAAAGAAACCTGCATACAAGTCTTGTGATCCTGAAGTGTCGTACAATCCGAACAAACCAATGTCAACTGCGTCAGTTGAATTGTTTCCTGTCGCTAATGAAATTAGCGGATCTGCTACGGATAATGTTGTGGAATCAACTGTTGTAGTTGTTCCTGATACAGTTAAGTTACCTGAAACTGTAAGGTTGTTTCCAACTGTTACGTTACTAGGTAATCCAATTTGTATCTGATTGTTTGAAACCGTTGTTTCGATTTCGTTAGCTGTACCAGCGAATGTTAGTGTTTCACCACCTGCGACTACATCGTCTGAACCTGAGTCCGCTGCAACTGTAAATGAAGTTGCAATTGTTCCTGTAGAAGCTGCTGTAATACGTCCCTGTGCGTCAATAGTTAAGATAGGAACAGCTGTTGTAGAACCATATGATCCTGCTGTAACTGCTGTATCATCCAATGTCGCTGTAAGTGTATTGCCAGACATTGCAGTTGTGATACCTGTACCACCTGCAATAGTAAAGGTTTCTGAATCAGTAATTGCTCCTGTTCCAGAGTCACCTGCTACATCAACATCTTGTGCTGTGACTTGTGAGTCTACGTATGCTTTAACAGACTGCTGAGTAGGTACCATTGTGGCACTATCAGAAGCCATGTTATCTTCATCAACGAACGCGGTTACTGTAATAGTACCGTCGCTAAGTGAACCGTAAGATATTGTGCCTGCGGAAAAATTACCACTGCCGTCTCTTTTTACGATTGTTGATGCTGTATTAGCATTAGTAGCGTTATCCAATAAATCAGTGTAATATTTACCACCAATCTCTTGAATAACCTCGTTACCGCCACTATCTATAGATGAGATGTATAACTTGGCGGACGCACCGTCTCCAGTACGATCCTCAGCATACGCTAATTCGCCTTCAACTAAATCGGAAGTACCTGGAGCTGTTGATCCAGTACTTCTTTTTATCTGAATAGTTGTTGCCATTTATTTTCTCCTATTGAATATTGGTCAATTTTATACTAAAATGTTCCACCATCAATTGCAGTAACGTTTACAGAAAGATTACTGGCCGGAGCCGCTTCCCATTTACCGTTAGTGCTGTCATAAACTAATGTGTAACCGTTTTGCACGCCAGTAGTATCTACTCCTTCTAATCCATCTAGTGTTGTAGATGTTTGAGTACGGGATTGCGAAGTCGTTGAAGTTACTACCCTATTGGCGCTAGTTCCTACTGTTACTTTTACTCCCATTTACTTACCTCGTTACGTTTGGCGTTACTGTTACTAGCCCTTCTAAAACTCTTAATGTTTCAGATGAGCTTGCTATTTCGACATCGTACACATATCTGCCTTCTTTAAGTCCAGCAGTTTGTGTTGCCGATAGAGACAGCGTAATTTCTCCTGTATTGTCAACCTTGGCTACTGTAAAGTCGGTTGCTGTTGTGCTGGAGTAATGTTTACGCAGTTGGCTAGTTGGCGTGTAAGAAGTTAAGTCCTTAGCAGTTCCGTCCGCATTAGTCAGCGTAATATCGAGACTAAACGTCGTTCCCTGATCTATAACTATATTCTGTACAGTAGCCATCTATACCTCTATTTTCTCTTATGTATCTTATTTATAAATAAAATGATATTGATATGAAAACTATTTTGACATTAAAATATGGCACTAAATACAGTGCAAATGATGTAAATGCGATATACGAACACACCGAGGGTAAGTTCAATTACATCTGCGTTACTGATGACCCCACCGATTTGCATCCCGATATAGGCATTCTTAACATAGAACACGAGCCTGCTGGCAATATGGAAAAGTTAAAACTATTCCAAATCAAAGCAAATGAGGGAGAAACAATACTTTATTTAGATTTAGACGTAAGAATCCAAAAACCTATAGACCATTTGTTTGATTATTGTACTCATAATCCTGTAATATGTTACACTTATTGGAAAGAACGAGGTGAGAAAGAAGGTATTAATATACATGAATTCCCATATCATAGTAAAAAAGGACCGCTATCTAATTTTAATTCTAGTGTTATGGCATGGAAAGACGCCACACATATTTGGAAGAAGTATGCTATGAACGCTCATAAATATCATTTACAATATCCTTTCGGAGATGATACATTTTTATATCATGAAGGATTTACATTTGAACATTTCCCAAGAGAGGAGATATACTCATATATGTTTGACGGTAGAACATATCAAGATAAAACAATTTGTCTTTTAAACGGACAGGATCAATACCCGGAGATTGCAAAAGAATATGATGAACTTTGTCTGCATCAAGTGGGGCACTAAATACGGACCACATTATGTAAACAATCTGTATCGTATGGTACAGGAGAACTACAAGCATAATTTTACCTTTACTTGTTACACCGACGATCCTATAGGATTAAACTGTGATACAAAACCTATTCCCGACGTTGAACCATTACATCCTAAGTATTGGTTTGGTAAAGAAAATTATTGTTGGGATAGAGCTAAGTTTTTAGTATTCAACTCACATAACTTTTTAGGTTACGATGGACATTGGTGTTACTTTGATTTAGATGTAATTATACAAAATGATATTTCAGACTTATATGAACTATCATTAAAACCTAGAATCATAAATGTAGAATGGGACAATCCTAAACATATACACAATAGGCGTTTCATAGATATTAGAGGCACATATTATAATTCTAGTGTGATGTGCTGGAATAGAGATCAATGTGAACATATTTTCTGGGACGCAATGCAAGAAGAACAATTAATATTTAGAACTTTTTATAAAGGTACAGATAACTATCACTTTTGGAGACAAAAAGACTTTTGGAATAACATACCCTTAGATTGGGTGTATAGTTATAACCGAGGAAAGTCACATCCTCATGATTTGGAGGCACATAAATATAGAGAAGAATGTAAGTTTTGTCTTTTCAATGTTGATATGACACCCAACAATGAGGGACAAATAAAAATAGATGAATTACAAGATGAGAAACTTTTGAGACTTTGGCATGGTAACACTTATAGCAAATCAGCTAGATAACAATTATAGCCAAACACAGATAAACGCTTTTTATACTCAGGCGAAGAAACTGATTGAGGATCCTTTTGACTTTATTGTCTTTGTACAAAAGGAAGAAATGGATCTGCTTGAATCATCCAAAAAGAAAGATGGTTATTTAGATGGAATAAACTTTCATGTACCTAAGTATGGATTAGATTGGTTAGAAATAGATATAATGCAACACACGCATTCTAATAACCGTTGTTTGTTTGTAACTCCTAATATATTATTAAACTCTATAAAGGACATAGAGACTTATAAGGCCAACAAGAAGGTTCGACTTCAGGACGGTAATCTTTGTTACTTTATTTACCGTAATAATAAAATAGAAAGTATATTAAAGGAGTGGGAAGAAAATGAAGATGACCTACTATATAACTTTGATGCGTTCCATGAAAAGTTTTTAATCGAAGAAGGAACTTTACCCTTTTTACAAGATACCACAGCAACGTATCCAGAAAAATTAGAAGGGGAGGTCGTCGCATTGCCTCATTGGTACGACGATTACACTCCTGAACATCAAATTGCCATGTACAATAAAGAAACGGACCTTTATCCGTATCTTCCACAAAAGGTTGAAATAGAATTATCTGATGGAGACAATAACTTATCGTATGAACAAGTAAAGGAGTCTTTCAATCCAGACTTTTTACTAAAGGCAAAACTAAAAAGAATAAAATTAAAAGGACTAAACGGAGATGCAACAGATAATCCAGACTTTGTAGACATTGTTCACTACTTTGTAAAAGAATGGGTCATTAGTGTGGACTTAGATACACAAGGTATATCACACGATGAAGTCTGGTGGAAAAATACTGCAACATTATTTAAGGAGTTGGGTAATATAACCTTTAATATAAACACAGGCAATCCAGATAAAAAGGTATTACAAAATGCTAAAGTATTACTAGACTCAGGTGTAAGAGTATTCTGGGCATATACACATACAAATCAATTGGACAATGATATACAAAAAGCAAAGAAACTTTGCAAACAATATATGTTCACAGGTTTTGTTTATAATAACGAAGTACCTGAGGAAAAGAAAACTGTTAAGAAGAAAATAAAACAGGAAATGCCTGATTATAAACTTATAGAACTTGAAACTTTAAAAACAAGAAAAAAGGACGACATATATAGAGAAAGGAAAATTAAATTTGCACCACATATTATGTGCGAAGGTAAAGTTAATAATTCATTTTATCTAAGTGCAGAGGGACAGGTTTTCCCATGCAAAACGGTTGCACTAAATATAACGACATCATATAAAAGTCCAGAACATAAAACAGAATTATTATATGATTGGGAGAAAAATAGTATCGTAAATAATGATTTAGAAACTATTTTTACAAATGATTTTTATAAAGGATACTTTAATAATTTGTTAAAGTTAAATCCTACAATAATACATAATGAACAGGATGGAAAATGCTAACACTTAAATCGGAAAAAACTTTAATTATTGAAGGTGAGTTCAACGACTCAGATGAATATACTACATGGATGAAAAATAGTAACAAATTTGCAACACTTATTATTAGATCTGATCTAACAGACTTTGATTATAAATGTATGCGTATAACAGAACAGCTGGCTGATATTGGTAAACAATATGGAACAGACTATGTCATTGCGAGGAAGGCTGGATGAGAGTAAATGTAGTTTGTAGTAAATGGGGAGATAGATATGGTCCGCACTTTGTCAACCGTCTTCACGATATGTCTCGAAGGCATACTGATCCTAAACATGACTTCCATTTTTATTGCTATACTGATGATGCCGAGGGCTTGGATCCAAATATTAAAGTTATACCATTTCCCGATATTGATACCATACATCCTAAGTATTGGTTCGGCTCTGATGACTTTAAGTATGGCATGGCTAGATGCTGGGACAGGCCTAAAACATTTGTCTTTAATACTCACAATTTCGCAGCAGATAAGCCGACGGGACGCTTTATCTTCTTTGATTTGGACGTAATTATACAGGACGATATAGAGCCATTACTTACATACAATATGGAAAGGCCAACTAAATTAAGAAGTTGGTGGCAGGACCCACGTCCTATGAAGTCAAGAAGATTTAAATTAGCACACGGAGCATATACAAATGGTAGTTGCCAAGTATGGTCCGACGATCAAGCAGAATGTATATGGGAAGATGTATTAGAACATAAAGAAAAGATTTGGTTTACATATACAGACGGAACAGATAATTATCACTCCTGGAGATGGGGTGACTTTGGTAAAAAATTATGGGATCATTTCCCAGCAGATTATGCTTACTCATATAATCGAGGACGTAGCTGGGACGATGACGATTTAACAACAGAAATCTATAGACCTAATTGTATATTATGCGTATTCAATATAGATTTATTACCGTTTGAGGATGCTACAAGAGGTAAAACTAAACAGGATAAATTAGTTGACCCTCAGCTACTTAAACATTGGACAGGGGAATAATTGGAGAGTTATCAAAAGAGTTTTTTAAAAACATTATCCTGGAGACTTATAGCAACCTTAACCACTATAATGGTTGCTTGGTTAATTATAGGAGACGTGAGTGCAGCATTGGCAATAGGTGGTGTTGAATTTTTTATTAAAATGATTGTTTATTATTTACACGAGAGAGCATGGAGCAAAGTTGAATGATTTATTATTATTGGAAATTATGGGCAAAATCTTTAGGAGAAAAGGCAAGCGATGATTCTAAAGAGGCAGATATAGTAGCAGGTTTTAGAACAGTAATTGTTCTTGTAAACTTCTTTACTTGTTTCTTTATTATATCAGGAGTATTAAGACACTGGTGAATATCTATACAGTAAAATGGGGCAGTAAATATTCTGCACAGCACGTAGACAAAATCTACGAAGCGTGCAAAGAAAATTTATCTATGGACTTTAAGTTCTATTGCCTAACTGAAAACCCAAAAGGAATTGATAGAGATATTACCGTCATACCACTACCAAAAGGAAACAGATTAAAAAAGTGGTGGAATAAAATGTATCTGTTTGATGATAATGTTGTAAGACAAAAAGGTGAAAATTTATTCTTTGACTTAGATGTTATTATACAAAAGAATATAGATGACATAGCAAACTTTGATCCTGAAGACTGTTTATGTTTTGGTCAGACACATTGGCACGATTTAGATAAAATGAAAAAAGAAACTAGTCATGTGCCTCACAAATACACAGATTTAAATAGCAGTATTTTAAGATGGAATGATAATTTGGATAAGGAAAATATCACTCTATATTTTAAAACACATTTAGAAAAAATACTATGGTACTACCGTGGGATAGATAATTTCTTTATGCACAAGGGTGTAGCAAGAATAAAATACTTTCCTTTAGGTTGGTTTTATAGTTATAATCATGGGTATGTTTATCCTCATGATGTAGAATTACAAGTTTATAGACAAATACCTTATGTTTGTTTATTTGATTCAATGGGAAGAAAAGAAGATGTTAAATTTTAATTTTTTAAATAACCTACAACATTGGGGCGACGGCCTTGCTAAAGTTGAACATGAAATGAAACATAAACACGACGACTTTAGACAGGCTCTAAATCCTAATACAATGGAAGCGGCTATATGGCTAGTCGAAGAACTAAAAAATAGTTTAGATGGCTATATGAAAGAAGAACAATTTAAGGTTCTAGTATTAAATAGTTGGTTAGGTGTACCACTTGTTCCTTTACTATGTGAAAATTTAGATATAGGAGAATTACATTTGGTAGATATAGACAACGAAGCATTAGAACTTTCTAAAGTTTTTAATAAACATTATATTGCTGAAGAGTATATAAAAGTTAATCATTGGAACTTAGATATACCATTTGCCTTTGATGAATTAAATCAATTGAAAGTAGATGTAGTTATAACAATGGGCTCTGAGCAAATGTACCCGTTACATGATTTAAGAACTGCCAATAAACACGCTATATTTGCTGTGCAAAACTCTAATGTAATAGAAGAGATGTATGGTATTAATTGCGTTGATAGTGAGAAAGCACTAATTGAAAATGCAGGACTTAAAGACATTGATTATAGCGGTAAAATTAAACAGTTCTATTATGATTGGAATGGAAAAGTTTATTATGACAGGTTTATGGCGATTGGCAAAAAATAAAAATAATAAAGTAAAGAGGGCATTACACGAAGCTAGTGTAGACACTTTTATAGGTGCTATAATAATGTTCCCCTTGAGTGTGATTATAATCAAAACGTGCATAGATTACTTCGAAACGACATCAGAAGTTGCTGCTTTTGCTAATTTTTCACTCTTAACAGTCATAGCAATAATTAGAAAGGCATTAGTCCGTTTGCAATTTTCTAAGTACGATTAAGTATAAATATTTTTACGTTCATGTGTAAGTTCATTTACTTACACACGGAAGTAGACGATGATGTCGAAGGAACGCGCTTTCAACCAAGGAGGCGTATTATGTATTATAGAGGTACATTTTACAAAGCCCTGGCCAAAGAGAAAGCACAGTCTTTGCCAGGCATTTACAGAGGCGTTAAACACGACGCCATTCCTGTTTCCCCAACTAAAATGAAACAAGGCACTTATCGAGGAGTTCACTGGACTTCATAGGTAAGAAAGGCCCTGGGTCTTATTGAAGTAAAGTAAGTGAGGTGCCCAGGGCCTTAATATTAGGCGATGCCTAATTCTTTTCTACCAGCTGTGTGGTTGTCTCCTTCTTGTGCTGTCTTAATTACATGACAGCAAACGCATAATGTTTGTAAATTCTCTGGATCATTATTACTAGGGTCTCCGTCCTTATGGTCGACGTGTAATAGTCCGTTCCAAGATTCGTGTACTACTAAACCATGATAGTAACCACGTTTATTATCCTTATCTATAAAGACGTCCCTATTATTAACAGGATTTATAATTGGATTATCACCTAATGGACATGGAATACCTATTACGCTACCATCTCTATTCTCACAATAATCTTTTCTATGTCTTAAATATCCTGTTCTACTAGCATCAGCGTTATCTATCCAACCATTTCTTTTAGCAATATGATCTTCATACTCTAACATGGTTTCAAACCCTTGTTCCTTAGCTCTTTCTTCCTTTGTACAAGATTGACACCAAAATCTCCAAACAAATCCTGTTTTATTGCCCCCACTTATATCTGGTTTATTATCACAACCAGGGGTCATACATTTTTGTGGCCTGTCAGGATGTGATGAGGCATCATTTGTAGTATTAAATACCGGCAGTCCATGTTTGTTTATACGTCTTACACTTTTAGTTCTTTTGTAAGCTCCTGCCTTTTTTAAATATTTTTTAGGTATCCGTTGGTCAGATGTTTTTGGCATTAGAATAAGTCCTCCAAACTTGCTGGTTCATATTTGTTATTATAAGGCCTAACTATTCTAGAATCCATGTAGATGCCATGCTGTTTACCAGCACTTGCATACCACTTAGCTCTGCCCTCAGGGAAATTATACGCTTTACGAAACACATCATCACCTTTTAACATTTCTGCTTTTCGTGTATTTTGTGCTCCTGCGTGTGTACTTGGTGAGGTGAATTCTTTTAGAATAATATTCCTTAGCATATATGTTTTGTAGCCGTTCATTGCTACTTCTAATGCAAAGAAGTCATCTTCACCTACTAATAATTGTCCGTCGATATACATAAACTCTTCGTTAAAATATATCTTTTTGTCTAGTCGCCTAAGGAAGAAAATTGTTCCTTTACAGCTAGCAAACTTTCTATCAAAACACATTTCATTATTCCAATCTATGTTCTGATATTTAGGATCAATATTATTATACTTGTCCTTAAATGCTCCATCACCAGGACGTCCGTCCCAATGGGGCATAAACAAATCTATACCATCAAAGTTTTCGGGATAATTTGTAAGAGTCTCACAAATATTCATACCTGTAATATTAGGAAACTCTGGATGAATTTTAAGAACTGCATCGTTGTCCATCATCAATGCCCATTCATAAGTTTCATCATTATAAAAGTCCTGTAATAGGACATTTCTTGCTTTACCGGGTGTGAGTAGACCACCGTGATGTGTTATGTAAGAACACCCATCAATATAGTCTTCATCATCATAATCCTGTGCAAGTATTTTTATTTGCATATCAGGATAATATTCTTTCCAAAACTCCACCTGTTTACGGTGGTTATCTACTCTCACCTTTCTAGCTTCCGGATAGTCTCTACTACCGAAATAAGATATGATATGTGCTTTAACGTTAGAAGTCACCTGGTGCCACCTGTGCAACTGTTAAACCTCTGTCTCTCCACATATCAACGACTCTTTGTCTATCATCAAATGCCATAGTAGGATTAAATCCATCTTTAATCATTTTGTCTAACATCTGAGATTTAACTTCGTCATCGGGCCTAAAGTCTTTATCTGACCTCATGTATAATGCGTCAAATACTAAACCAGCACCCATTAACTGTTTCAAAGTTACAGCACGTTGAGATTTATTTCTACCTGAAGAAATAATTATTCTGTGCCCTGCTGCTTTTAGAGCTTTGGCAACGGCGAAGATATCTTCCTTAGCAGTGTCCTGGCTAGTTGCCTCTCTAAAAGCGTCAAAGTCTTTTGGACGTTGAACAACAAAATGCCTTCTGTGTTCAATATCCATTAATGTTCCGTCTACGTCAAAAATTACATCCATCATTACGCAGCCTCAATTTTTGCTAATCTTTCGTCTCTGTAACTTAGGGCACCTTCGCCTAAGTAAATATTTCCTGTTTCAGGATCTCTCACTAAATTACTAAGACTTGCTTTGTCGTCTTTTGCCTTTTGTATTAGTGAGAACTCTGCTTGTTCAAATGTAATTGCACCAATTTGTACAAAGTCTAATAGCATGTCTGCGAATGGAACCTCACCGTTTGATTTCCATACTGTAAGACCATCTACTTGAGCTGTGTCTTGAAACTTCATTTCAATACTCTTATCCCAAATATTACCATTAGGATCTGCTCTAAGTTGATCTGTAAAAAGAACGTCACCTGTAAAAGTTTTGTTCTCATCATGAACGCTAGCCATTCCGTAACGTTGCTTTGTTACTGTTTCGCCTGCTATTTTTACTTCGTTATCTAAGTACATTTATTACCTCACTTTTTTACTTTATACTGTATATGATAGCATCTACGGAACCTAAAGTCAACCTTTTTTCGCTAATCTTTTGAAGTCTTTTTTACTGTAAAAACAATAACTTAGGCATCTGATTCAATATCTTCTATCATCATTAACCACATATCCTCGTCTGGAACTACGAATCCTAGTGTAATACGTGGTTCCGTTGTGCCGGCGCAGTGGTAATATACTTTATCTGGCTCTCTTCCTCTGCCATAATACCCTACTTTTGAGGACCAACCCTCAGGATCGTACATTGTATTGACTATTCTGGATTCAGGGTCTCTAAACTTAAAATACCCTCCTCCGTTCTTTGTGTAAGATAATAATATATTATAACCATGGGCATTCCAATTGTTGTGCCAACCCATGAATCCACCTTCCGGATAGTACACGGAAACTGCTGTGTTTCTAGCACCCAAATATGCACACAATTCTGTATTCATATCCCACAATGGTTTTCTAAAATGCGCTGGAGTTCTATCCATATTCATATCGTATGAATAAGATATCTCAGGATAACCTATGTGCTGTCCGTCTTTCTTTACAATTATATCTAAATAATCTTCACCACAACAATAATCAATACTCTCACCTGTATTCTTTTCATTTGCTTTAGCTAGTTCATTTAGTTCTGTTAAGTCCTGTTGAAAAAACCAATCTGAAAAGGGTGTAATTATTGCTGAAAGTTCTGATCCTATTTTAGTAAATCTCATTATCTGTCTTTATAAATCTCATGTCTAGGGATTGAATAATGCCAAAAAACTATTTCTTCTCCTTCTAATTCCTCTGGCAAATGACCGTTAATCATATTCCATCTCATTTTTAAGTTTTCATCCCATTTGACTCCATGGTCGCTATAGGTTAAAAGTTTCCACATAGTAAAGGTATCCCACTTTCTAGCTTCCTCAGGATAATCTCCTATGTCATGTACATAGCTATAACCTTCTTCATCTTTTAATTGTTGTTTTAAAAACTCCCCATACCAACTATCCATTAATTTTAAGACATTGGGTTTGTTTCTATATAAAAACATACCGCAGTGCATTGTCATTCTTTCTGTATTTGAAAGTTGTACTAATTTTGCGTTGTATTCTCTTGTGGGTGTAAATATTAAATCTAAATCATCTGGTAGCTGGTCAAATACATCTTTTACATCTTCATGCTGACAATCCATATCAGCATCTAAGTAACAAGTTATGCCTTTGTATGGTGTTTGTGATAGAGCCCACAATTTAGCTCGTATATGGTTAGGTACTTCCCACCAAACAATACTATCTGCTACATTCCAATCTGTAGGTTTAATCCATTCTTCATGTGATGTAAATAAAGTGATATGTGCCTCAGGCCAAAATAGTTTTATAGAGTCACATAATTCTATGGCTGCTTGATAAAAGCGTTCGTGTTTGGACGCTACAATTAAAAACCCGTTATCAGGTATCTTCTTTTCCACTGATTACTCCTCGTTGAATTAAATCTTCTTGTATTAGTATAGATGTTAATGCACCTACCTCTAAAGGAGTTTTGGCTTTTCGTATAAGTCTTTTTAAGTCTGTATTTTTAGATTCCTTAACAGCGGCTATTTCAAATGCTTCTAATTTTGTATTAAATAGCATTTCTTGTTTACGCCTAATCTCCTCAGTTTCTTTTCTAGCTAGACGTTTCTTTATATTTTCTTCACGTCTTTTTAAACCTTCTTCTGTATTAGCATCAATTTGTTCTTCACCGAACTCTTCAATGATTCTTTTATAGTCTGGATTTTTGCCGTCTGAGTCCTGAATGGACGCTGTTGCTATTTTACCGTTAGGATATTCTACTACCGCTATAATATGTTTGGCCTTTTTGTTAGACCAATAGGGATCTTTAAAGATGTATTTCGGTTCTTCTTTTTCTTTTGGTGCGGGAGTGATTTCTATGCCTGATAGATCAATCTTCTTTTTCGCCTTTGCCATAATATCTCCATAATGAACAATAATGTAAAGTTATTTATATTAGTTTGCAGTCTTTACCCACAGTGCTACGTTAGACACATTTTCACTTGAAGATTGTATAGTGTCTCCAGAATAATAACCAGTATATGTACCTGCATAGGTTCCTGAATATGCTGATGTGCCCGCATAGTATCCAGTATATGAACCTGAGTAAGTTCCCGAATATGTACCTGCGTAGTTTTTAGCGCCTGTGTAATAACCTGTATAGTATCCTGTATATGTACCTGAATAAGAAGTAGGACCTTGATACCCAGCAAAGAACGGTGTATAAGAACCCGTATAATCTCCTTGGTATGTGCCTGCGTAAGCAGATGTTCCTGTATAGTTACCTGTGTAGTCTCCTGAATAATCTCCTGCGTAACTTCCTGCGTAGTTTTTAGCTCCTGTGTACCCACCTGTATAGTTACCTGTATAACTTCCTTCGTAACCTTGTGATGCTATTTCTTTTCTAGTATCGTAGTAATAG